ACAAAGAACAATTGGAATTAGAAGTAAGTGATATCAAATTAGCTAATGGTCAATTATGCTTAGACAAAGAACAATTGGAATTAGAAGTAAGTGATATCAAATTAGCTAATGGTCAATTATGCTTAGACAAAGAACAATTGGAATTAGAAGTAAGTGATATCAAATTAGCTAATGGTCAATTATGCTTAGAGAAAGAACAATTGGGTTTAGAAGTTAAGGAGTTAAAACTAGCTAACAACCAATTATGCTTAGGCAAAGAACAATTGGAATTAGAAGTTAAGGAGTTAAAATTAGCTAATGGTCAATTATGCTTAGACAAAGAACGATTAAGTTTAGAAGTTGAGGAGTTAAAACTAGCTAACAACCAATTATGCTTAGGCAAAGAACAATTGGGGCTAGAGATAGAGGAACTAAAACTAGCTAACAACCAATTATGCTTAGGCAAAGAACAATTGGAATTAGAAGTAAGTGATATCAAATTAGCTAATGGTCAATTATGCTTAGACAAAGAACAATTGGGTTTAGAAGTTAAGGAGTTAAAACTAGCTAACAACCAATTATGCTTAGGCAAAGAACAATTGGAATTAGAAGTAAGTGATATTAAATTAGCTAATGGTCAATTATGCTTAGACAAAGAACGATTAAGTTTAGAAGTTGAGGAGTTAAAACTAGCTAACAACCAATTATGCTTAGGCAAAGAACAATTGGAATTAGAAGTAAGTGATATTAAATTAGCTAATGGTCAATTATGCTTAGACAAAGAACGATTAAGTTTAGAAGTTGAGGAGTTAAAACTAGCTAACAACCAATTATGCTTAGGCAAAGAACAATTGGGTTTAGAAGTTAAGGAGTTAAAATTAGCTAATGAGCAGTTATTTTTAAGTAATGCACAGTTGCAATTACACAATAATAAGCTACAATTAGATAATAATAAGCTACAGATGGAGAATAAACAATTGATAATCAATTACAACACACATATTAACGAGCCTAGTCAATCTTCTATTAATATATTGGAAAGATTCTTATGACAACAGACTCAACTTTGCAACTAACACCGCAATTAGCCCCGCAGTTTGATACCGCTGTTTTAGATTTGAATTTTAAAAAAGGAGAGTCCGCCCAGTTTTCTGTAACTATTGCAGACTATAACCTCGATCTTCGTGGTTGTTTGGTATTTGCAGAAATTAGAAAGTTATCACCTGGATATAACCTTTTACAAGGCTTCACAGGTGTTGCTACTCAAGGGAGTGACACAATCCTATTAAGGCAATATCCCACCACTCACGATAAGTTTCAGGCTTTAAGTGCTTGTGGTATTCGTGCTGGAGATTTAATCACTTTAGAAGGTTCTGGTATCAATGCTTCAAAAGTATTGGCAGTTACGGACTCTACTTTAGTATGCTCTAGTGCAGCTACTCGGTCAATCAGCGAAGGTCGCTTATTTTTAAGGTCTTTATCATCAGCTTCATTCACTGCTGTACCTATTGCAACACTTGGGGCTATCACGCTTTCAAATAATAGCTCAATTTCAGCCGGATCTGTAAGTTCATCACCTGCTACTGTACCAGCAGGGAATACTTTGGTATTTCTTGAAGGAGCTATTGCTAAATCATTTGTCCTATCACAGGATTTAATTGTTGGCGAAGGGTCAATTGTAGGTACAACGGATAACGCTATCGACAGTGGCTCTTCAGCCAGGATAGGAGTACAAACTATTATTATTAGCGCAGAAGCGGCTAGTGGTGCTACTGCTATCACAGTGTCAGCTTTGTCTATGGGAATTGAAGCAGGGGCTTTGTTGAACTTTGCTATTAGAACCAGTGACGGCTGGCAATATGTCGGAAAAGCTATTACTTCCACTGTTGTAGCTCATGGTGCAACTTCTATTCCTGTAAATGCACTAACATCACCAATCCCCAAGAATGCGATCGCTTGGCATGGAAACACGCCTTTTGATTCATTTTATTTGGCAATAGATCCGGCAGATACTCAATTTTTAGAGTCTGGGACATACGGGTACGACGTGATTTGTCGAAAGCCTGATGGTTATACGATAAGATTGATACAAGGCAAAGTTTCTTTGTCTGACCATTGGAGTGACTTATAGTTATTTGTAATACTTAGGAGAAAATATAATGGCTGATGTAATTGTTTCTAGATCTATTCCCATTGAACCCGGTCGAAAACCTGCTGATAGAAGTATTTCAGTGACTTTACCTACTGATCAAGGTGAGTTGTATGTAGTTGATGCTACAACTTCACGTTCAGAAGTCCGAGAGTCTATGTTTGGTTTTGAAACCACTGAGCGTAGGCAATTTTTATTACAAGAACTCCCTGCTTATGGGATTGATTTGAATGTCTGGTCTAACATTGGAAACGTAAATTACATTCCCAGTATTGGTGGTATTGAATTGACAGTGCCAACGGCTACAAATTTCTCAACTCATCAAACACAGTTTGCTTTTAAATACCAGCCTGGTAAGCAGATCTCCATATCTCAAGCGGTACAAGTGGCTATGGGACCGGCGATAGGTAACTCTATCGTTCAATGGGGAGAATTTACCCGGCGTGATGGGTATGGGTGGCGGCTGATGACAAAAGATCGCGGTGTAAATTTAACTTCAGACTTAGGATCTACCAATATTCGACCTTGGGATAATTATTTGTATTTTTTCAGAAGAACGTCAGCTATACCAGCATCAGTTCCTTCTACTAAAAAAGTTACTGTTGATGTTGTTCCGGGGATGTCAAGTTCTACCAATTCAAGCGTATTGGTAGGTGATAGTTTGTTATATCGTCCTAGTTATTTGGTTGACGCTGATGGATTAAATACTACTTATATTGATTTGGATACCTGGGAAGACTTAGCTTATACGAGTGTAGTTCCAACTCAGAGTACGTTTAACTGTGACAAATACACTGGACTTTCCGGTGACGGGATTCCTGGTATTGATCAAGTAAGAGGAACTAGTGCTAAACAAGTATCAACAATTACTACTAGTTATGTAGTCACAGGATGTACTTATGCTTCTAACTCAACAACAATTACTTGCAATACTTACAATGGGACTACTCAAATTTTGACCGTGGGCATGAGTGTCAGGGGAACTGGGATTCCATCAGGAGCAGTCATTACAATTGTTAACAATGGGAACATAAGTATTAGTGCTAATACCACAGCAGCAGGAACTAACGCTACAGTTTCCTTTAATGAAGTAGCTAATTTAGCGATGTTTTTGATTCAACGTAGTTGGTACGGTGGATCAGGTGGTCGGTGCTTAATCTATATGCCGGATCAAAACCCTCCATACAATGGGGGTACACGCTGGGTTAAAGGGCATGAAATCAGAATTGGGGATACTTTACCTGTGGCTTCAATGTCCAGCCCAGATATGCCCGTAACTTACTTGATTGGCAAAAGAGCCGGGAATACAACCACTGATGTTAACGCTTTTTTACGTCGCTTTGGAGTATCAGTATGGATTGACGGCGGTGATCCACGTCCCGCTAAAATTGAATCAGCTAGTGCTACGGGGGTAACTGTATCTAATGGTGTCTATACTCCTATGTTAGCTTTAGCGGTCAAGCCTTGGATTTGGAATAGCTCAATAACTGCTAAAAGGCCACAGCGTTCACGGGTATATCCTTATAAGTTGCTAGCGTCCTCGACACAAAATACAGAGATTTATTTCGTCAAAGGGTCTGTTACTCAGATAACATCATTAGGAAGTGGGACATCATGGTATTTGGGGCAATCTTCTGAAGATAACTTAAAAGTAGTGGCAACCACCAGAACTTTCACTGGAACTATAAACTCCAGTTCAGGATATCCCAGTGGTGTCTCTGGGAAATTAATTGGGGCATTTTATGTAGGAGCTAATGAATCTGTAGATATTGATCTTCAAGAAATTTTTGACCCACAGCGAGAACTTCTGGGTAGAGGAGAAACATCTATTACTGATGATACACCTGGCGACACTTTATTAATAATTTGCCGATCTTTGGTTGCTAATACTAATGCGATCGCATCTGTATCTTTAATTTATGGAGTTCAATAATGGAAGAACTACAGAAAATTTATTTCCCTGAAGAATTTGGTACAGATCCCAAGGATACAGGAAGTCAAGCATTGTCTGACCCCGATAGTCGGCATTATAGTGTTACTCTTGCTAATGATTATTTTATTCCTATCAGAAGAAGGAAAAATACTGCCAATCTTCCTGATAGCGAGGTGTCTTCAAGTCAATTTGGGTTTCCGATTCAGGATGAACGGATTTTGTTATTTGCTGATACTAATGGGTACGGGACGGACTCAACTAAATGGGATATTGGACTGTCACTAACTAATGAACAAAATACTCCTGATGGACTGAGGCTTTGGGGATTGGGTGTAGGGTTAAACGCTGCTTACACCGGGGTAGAATCTTATACAGAATATAAAGACAATGCTACCCAATTAATTATTAGCAACAACAATACGGATGCTTCTAAATATGTGGTTCTCACATCTAAACAATTATTTGATTGTGATGCGGCTAACAATATTTTTGTTAGCTTTGGTATCAAGATGGAGTCCACATTTATTGGTAATGGCTTAACTTTCAGAGCTGGCTTATTTAATTATCAATCTGGCTGGTTTATCCAAGTCAGAAACGATATTATCAGTATTTTCCAAAGATTTACAATTGATGGAATTGTCAAGGAAAATATTTATGGAAGGACTGTATTTAAGGACAAATTAGATGGCACAGGACTATCAGGATTAAATATTGATTTTTCCTTGGTAACGATGTTTGGAATTGAGCTAGGGAGTTTTGACGGCAGTGGGGCTAGGTTTTATATCTACGCGCGAGATGAGAATCAGAATGGTCGCCATAGATGGATCTTATTTGCAGATATCCCTACTAGTGAATATGTGCAAACTATAGAAAGAAATCCTATTCCTTTACCTTTCAATTTTGAGATTCAAACATCAGGAAATACAGGAGGAGTTCTTAGTCGCTACGGCTGTTCTGTCGTCAAGCTGGGGGCTGATAATGCACCTTTAAAATTATTTAGTGCAGCATCAAATACGCTACCATTAATTCCTTCCAAGGAAGTGTTTGCATTTGCTATTTTGACTAAAGAACTTTACATAGACAAGCCCAACAATACCAAGATATTTCCCAAGTATTTAAATGCTGTTTCTGATGTGCCCATAGAAATTATTTTCAGAAGATTGAAACTGACAAATAGCAATATTGATAGCCTTGGATTTAAACCTAGTTTAAGAGAGGAATATGATCCTTTTAATTTGGTTTATTTAATCAGTGGGGATAAACTATACTTTGTCTCTATTGCCAACCAAGCCGCTGTTAAAGCAATTAATGTATCACTGAATAATATTTGGTTTGACGCTAGTAAAGATTTAATTTTTGGTACGCAAACGGATAGCAGCGATATTTTAATCATCAACGGTTCTACAGGGGTGATTGTCGCTTCTGTGGTAACAGGGAAAACCAACTGTCATGATGTGGTGATATCAGGAAACAATCTTTATGTCTCCCATCCTGGCAATAACGAAGTTACTGTATGGAATATTGGTAACATCACAGCCATTACTTCTGTGACTTCACTCACTGTAGGTACAAATCCAATGGATTTAGTGGTGGGAGATGGACGGGTATTTTGTGCTAATCGGAATAGCAATAGTATTTCTGTTATTACCGTTAGTAACAATTCAGTGGTACAGACACTATCGGTCGTTAGTACACCTAATGCCATGATTCATAACCGCACGTCTTTGTACGTAGCTAGTGGGGACAATAAAGTTTACAGGTATGTACAAACAGGAGGAAACTATGCACTAAACAGTAATTTTGACACCATGGCAAATCCTGATGCTTTGGCATTTGTAGATACTGCTGAAATAATCTATGTAGGAAGTAGTACCAGCAAAACATTAAACATCAGAGATTTGAACGCAGCCACGCCGACTACTCAAACTGAAACTTTACCCGCAACTACTACAGCATTAATAAACGATACTGATGGTAACGTTTACTTGTATGACAGTGCTGGGAATGTTACTGATTTATTTTATGACAAGATATTCGTAACTTTATCAAGCCCAACCAGTAGCTTAAAAGGAAACCTTTTGAGTAGCGCGATCACAGCAGTAATTTTGCCTGGACTACAACCTTTAGGAGATATTATTTGTAGCTTCGTTACTAGCAAAAGCAAGCAAATATATTTACAGCAATTTTTTCAAGAATACAGAGAGTTCTTCAGTAGTTCTTATGATTTAAATGGATCTACAATTGCTCAAGATTTAATCTTGATTTTCCTCAAACATATTGGTGAGAATTTGAGTTTATTAACTGAGCAAATTATCTGGCTAGAAGGTGTCGGATTGACTCCTACTTATGGATCAGAGATTCTTCATTTCTCTAATCCTGGGTCAGCTACAGTATCATTAGTAATAGGTCAAAATTAATTAAAACACAATTAAAACTATGGCAACTAACACTTTAACCAGAACGGAATCAAGTAACGAATTATTTATTTATAGGCACACCCAAGCATCAGGAAGTGCTGAAAGTAGTGTGACAACTTTGACTGCACCTGTGACTGGATATAATAATCCATTCAATGATTCAAGTGGACAATGGCGAATATTAAATTTACGGATTGAGGCTGGGAACTATGATGCAATCCTTGAATTTGGATTTAAAAATAATGACAATAACAAAGCTTTATCTGCTATTTGTGGGTTTACCGTGGGGCAACCACCGATTTATGCTACCCACATCAATACTATCTCTAAAAGTATTGCTTACGGATTTATAAATAATCCTTTCACTACCAGTGATGGATTGTATATTATCCATGAAAATACTCTTGTACAGGTCAGTGGAACGGTTGACATTGCTGCTTTACGTATTATTGTGAAGGATGGCACAGTATCCTACTATAGTGGCTCTAGTTTGCTTCTTTCAAGTATTATGAGCATATCTTTGTGTCCATTATACGTTGTTGCCGCGTTAGGATTTGCAGGAAACCAAGTTACTAATATAGGTATAAGCGGTGCTAGTGGATATACTTTACCTACTCCAGATTACACCAAAGAACTTTATTTCTTGTGCAATGGACTAACAAGCACAGCACCACGATATCCAGGAAGATTAGCTAATTCATCAATAGCCACTCATTCATTAACTTATCTTGCAGTGCGTACAAGCGCAACCTTTACTATTTCATATCCAGACGAAGAGGTACAAGTTCCTGGTTTTGGATCTACACCAACTAACTATTATGTTTTGCCTAAAAACTATTCAGCAGTTCCTTTTGTTGTTAAGCTTACTTTTCCATCATTAGCAAGTTTAGTCGGACTACAATTTGTCAATGGAGCAATTGGCGCAGGTAGTTCTTTAATTAGGTCTATTAACGCTTTAACTGGACTAACGGAATTAGAAATTAGAGGAAGTACGGAAAGGCGGACATTAGGTAAAAATATTTTTCCAGTAAGCTTAGAAAATTTATATCTTCATGGGAATCATGATATTTCTGCTTCACTCAACGTCATGCCATCACTGAAGACATTACGATATTTAGAACAATCGGGAAATTTCACGTCTTTAAATTTAGAATTAATGGCATTTCCAAATTTACAATTATTAGAAATTCCTGAAAGCTTGCAGTGGGAGGCTTCCAACTTTGAGTCTTTACAGAATTTTCGTTCAATGTTTAATCCCACAAGATCCACATCCACACATGGGTTTTACGGATCTGCGTTATCAACTGGAGCAAATTATCTTACAGTAATTACTAATTTAGCGATCGCGCAACAATCAGCAGCATTGCTTTATGGGTGGACTGCCCAATCTTCTGGAAATAATTCCTACATATCTTTTTTAAGTAGTTATGCTTCACGGATAAGTGGATTTAATTTTAATTCTTCACGAGCAGGAGGTGGTGACACAATTAACGTAAGCGGTAATACAATTATTTTGACTATTAACCCATCAGCAAATATCACTAGCGAAACTGATGAATTTCTTGTAGTAAATCAGCCTATCTTACTAAAGAAGACAGATAATACTTCAAAACAATTAAGAATAATAAGTAGCGTGAGCAGAAGTGGTACTACTTACACAATTGCTGTAGGTAGAATTAAAACTGAAGTCACTTGTTCACAAGTAACGATAACGGCTGGACTAAATAATACTTTTGTCTTGACTGGTAATAGTATTACATCGAATATTGCAAATATTCGAGTAAGAGATACGGTGCGTATAAGTGGAAGTGCCATGACAATACCACTTTCATCAACTCCTACCCCAACTCCATCTATAGTTATCAGCAAAACATCCAATTCTGTGACCATTTTAAAAGGAAATACAAATGATGGTATTGCCGCACTCAGCAATACTACAGTAATATTTGATTATGAATTTTCAACATCAAATTATGGTACTACGGTAACTTCCCCAGGTACCGCAAATGAAACCCATCTATCCACAGGTACAAGAGCAATTTATAATTATTTAATTTAAGATGAAAATAGCAATTAAGACCAACAAAACAGCGGATATTACAGACTTAATCCCCAAGTTTGTTGTATTCTTTGATGCTTCTATTCCGACAACCATAACAAGAGATGCAAATAATAAAATCTCAGGATGGCTAGATAGAAGCTTAAATCAATTTCATGCTACTCAAACGACCCTTACTTATCAACCCACTTACACATCTTTTAATAGCTTTTTTGGGATTAATTGTACGAGTTTAAGTGGAGTTAATAATTCTTTTCTGCAATTTACTATTAATGCAGATTTTCCAGCAATCAATGGAATTTTGTATGTTGCAACGGATAAATACGTATTACCTTTACCCATTAATATATCTAGTAGTAGTAGCAATAGAACATTTGAGATCACTGGTGGGACTTCAAATCTTCTGACTGGATTAATCCTTTTTCAAGGAGAACCAAATGAAGATGAAGATAGTAGGATTGTAAGTTATTTGAGCATTAAAGGCTCTAACTCACTGACGTTAACTAATGTGATTATGGATTTTTGCGTTGAAACATCTAGCAGCCTTTATCTTAATCCTTTAATGGCACAAGTTAACAATTTATCATCTTGGAATCAAATTAATACCAGTAATGTCATTAGTTTCAATCAAGCTTGGCGTAAGATAACAAAGCCAACGACATTTCCAATTATAGATACTAGTACCGCTACCAGTATACAACAAGCTTGGCTTGGCATGACTGGACTAACTTCTTTTCCTATTTTGAATTTTGGAAATGTTCAGACTGCTCGTAGTGCTTGGCTTGGGAACGCAGGATTAACTAGTTTTCCTTTTGTAGCTTTATCTAAAGCTACAGATATCTCTTTTTCTTGGAGTGGATGCTCAAATCTTACATTATTTCCTGCCATGGATTTTAGAGCCGCAACTGCATTTGAAAATACATGGAGAAATTGCAAGCTTAACCAAGAGTCTGTAGATAATATTCTGATATCCATAGCGGCGGGATTAGCCAATAATCCAACCAAGATATTAGCAGCCAACGGCGGGTCTTTCACGCTTACAGGCGGGACTAATGCTGCTCCTGGGACTACCAACAGGAGGTCAAGCTGGGGTGCTAATGTTTGGGAATTTAATCTTTCTCAAATCAATGAAAATATCAGTGGAACTATTTATGATTTCAGAAGTGGAATCACAGGGCAACAGGCTAAAAATTGGTTAGCCGCTAAAGGATGGGCGATCGCAACCAACTAAACTAATAAAAAACCCGCTCTGTAGCGGGTTTCGTTTATTGCAATATTTTATTCCCAGTTGCTAACATCAATCTCAACGATTTTTGTCTTCTGTTTGTTAAAAAGCTTACTGATTTTGTAATTTATCTTATGTTTAAGAATCACAAAGAAGTAAAAAGTCCGCCTAAACTTAAACAAGGGATATGTGACCGCATCTATTATAGATACTAAAAAGTTTTTAGGCATCAAGCCGTGATAGCAGAAGTCTGTATAAACATCTACCATCTCCAAAGTGGAGTATCCACTGTATTGTGGAAATTGACGTTTGCATTCGTCTTCCCACACGCCAAACGCTTTCATCGGTTCATAAGTCAAAACATACTGCACATACCACCAACCAAATCTCATTTTTTCCATTGTTTTAATCCTTGCATTTTCCTTTTTTGATACAATCTCCCGTTTGATCGTCACGGGCTGCCAGTGTGAGACTGGCAATATTAAGAATTGTTAAGATTGCTATTAACAGCAATCCAATCTGATTAGGATTCCAGGTTTTATCTGTCCACTCAATACCAGTATTTATGCTAGACATATTAGTTGTGGGGTAAAGAGCGATCGCATTCAGGAGCGATCGCTAATTGGTTAATTAAAATCCGTAATCATCAGGTAATGATTCATCAGCAATTTCAGAAGAACGAGGGCTATAACCATCGTCAAATATCTCTGCGGTTTTGATGGTGACTATATCACCATCAACTGTGCCGATAATTTCCCATTTTCCGCCCATGGCGATGTGAGCCAAGTGTTCGGGAATATTGAATTTCTTACCTTCTTTAGAAAGGACTAAAACCCCTGTGGAATTACTTTCCAGTATTTGAGAAAACTCAACACAGCCTTCAAAAGGCATAATCTCTTTACGTGGCTTGGAAAATGATTGGTATTCAGAATACCACTGAGTTATTAGTTTTCCTGCTTCAGAGGACATAGATAACAGCAAATCTTCTAATGCAACGCCACTAAACAGAATCTTTCTATTTCCGGCTTTTCGGTGGAACTCAATAGAGTTCCCAACATTTTCCACTGTGGGAATTTTTATTTCTGTTGGAACGCAAAAAGGAGATTCATTTGCATCGTTGCGTTGAAACCCAATTTTGAAGTCAATCTTGGCAAAAGCCAAGGCGAAAGGCGATAACAACCCGCTTGAACTTACTTTACCAGCCATTTTAAGCCTGGTAAAGTAAGTTTTACTTACCTTTTCATAAAGGTCTTTTGTTTCTGCGTACAAAGACGCAGCAAACGCTCCTTTTGCCGTATACTGAATCGGCGTTGCGTGCAAGGGTTGATCGTTTTTACCTAGGAAAAGTATTAAGTTTCTAACAACCACTTTATAGTGGTTTTTGTCCGCTTTTGCGGTTGCCAGTAAAGAGGTTTCCGCGCCGTTTTCCCAAGCCAATCCTACAAAGCTAAATCTATCATCTTTTGATGGACGATGTTGGATCTCTCTCTGTGATTTGTGGATAATCACAAATTTGGGAGATTGGGTAATAAAACCAACCTCAGTACCGTCACCCAGTGAAGCCTCATAAGGTTGCCAGGTGTCGTCTGGAATAAATCCAGCTTTTTCGGCTTCTGTGGCTTTAATAAAAAAGCCTATTTCTCTAATTCCGCCTTCTTTCTCCCACTTGGAAAGCTTACCTGGTTGCAGGTTGGGGGGGGAAATTATTTGACAATAAGGTATTTGAGTAGAAGCAATGGTGTGATTTACAAATTGTTCCAATAATGTAGTCATAATTGTTCCTTAATCGTTTCTTGATTGTTTCAAATGTGCGGATATAAAGGCATCGCACCCAGCCTAGATGATTCAAAAAGGGAGATAATCAGTGTCCCCAGTTCTTCTGTATTGCTCAAATAAGAATGGCAATGTAGAAGTTTTTACTACTGGGTAGATTACTAATATTCCCAGTATATCCACTGTTTTAAAATGGATATACAAAGTCTCTTCACATAAGTTGCATAGCTTCATTGCTTCATTCAGCACTGTTGTGAAGTTTATTAATTACTCGCTGCCCCCGCTCAGTGCGGGGAACTCCATAATCATCAGCCCGCAGCACGACGGCTGCATTACGGGCTAGATTTTCAGGGACACCTGCATTTTGTAAGGCTTCTTGATAAGCCTTGGTTTTAGTCGTTGTCATCACACCAACTCCTTTATTGTTAGTTTTGCTAATGCCTTAGCGGCTTCTATCGGAGTATGAAAGTAAGTAACTCCAATAGTCCACCCTCTATCAACATCTAGCCAGATATTGCCGGCTAGATGTCCTTTAACTCGGACTGTGTAGCGCTCACCCAGCGGGTCTACAATTTGATTATCTTTAATATCATAGTTGATATCTTCGATATCCTGAGATATCGGGACAACCCTCCCGCTACCTCTCTCGTCATCTATGTAATTAATTGCAAAGGCCTCCGCCTCTGCGTAAGTCAAAAAGCTTTTAAATGTTTCAGAGAACTGGACTTCCCAGTTACCATTGTCAAAGTTGTGACTAATGGTAGCCACAACAGTTTTACCTTGACAGATTTCAGCGTAACCGAAGTCTATTTCATGAATTACTACCTTTTCTGTGACTTCTTGGATTTGTTGCTCAAGAAGTTCAACAATCTCTTGTTGAGCAATTGATTGTTGCTCAACTATTTCAAATCTGTCAGCAGCCCAGCGTTCTGCGGCTGCATAAGTACGAAACCCATCTCTTATGATGTTTCCATCCAAGTCAATGACAGAGTACCCTGCCAAGTCGCAGGAGTCCATTCCGTCGTTAAACTCAATAACAACCTGCTGTTTTTGAACTTCTACAGGCTGTAAATTAGCCTGGTGGGCAACTATAGCGTCAGCCCAGGTGATAACTTGCCTTTTATCACCCTCTGGGGTAACACCCAGTTCTTTAGCTACCATTTTGCAGTAGCTAATGCCTTTCTTGATTAAAAACTTGACAGAGAAAACTGGATGTGTCATGATTGAATATTCCTGTATGGGACTAACAAAGCGATCGCTTACTTCTTGGTCGGAGGGGCGGTCGTTTTTGTTTATATATCTAATATATCATTACAAGATGGAACTGTCAAGTGGTTTTGAAAAATATTTTTTATTTTCCACAAAATCAGCCAGACCTCTTAGTACATCAGGGTTTCGTGCCATTTGTTCAATCAACTCATTGTTGTTAGTGCCTATATACTGTGCATAAGCACGATAGATTTGTTTAGCGTCATTAGTAATCATGATTTGCTTAGAAGTCTTAGTTTCGCCATATTTTGGCTTTCCGCTCATAAAATTCTCACTTTGTAATTGTGTGCTGATAAAATCAATTTAGCATGATAAAATCAAATATCAAATGCCTATAGGAATAAAAATATGTTTATAGATATACAGATAAAAAATACCCACTTTGATACAAGTGGGTAATCAATTAATATTTGCACTTATTGATATATCAATAACTTTGTTGAGCTAAATTCTTGAACTCTGAATATTGCCCATCAAAAAGCAACTTGTCTGTTCCTGTTTCAGCGTTACGTGCCTTTGTAGTAATCAATTCAGCTACACCTACATCTGTAGTTTCTTTATTGTAATATTCATCACGGTAAAGCATCATAATTACATCTGCGTCTTGTTCAATATTCCCGCTTTCAGACAGGTCGCCCATGGTAGGTCTTTTGTCTGTTCGGCTTTCTGTGGCTCGATTTAGTTGAGATAAAGCCAATACTGGACAATTAAACTCTCCTGCCAACTCTTTAAGCATTCGGCTTGTATCCCCAACTTTAACCCGAAAGTCCCTATTATTGGACTTATCATTTCTGGCAAGCAGGGTGATGTGATCAACCACAATCAAGCCTACATCGCCAGTTTTAGCTTTCTTTTGCCTAATCGTGTTCCGCATCTCCATAGGAGAAATGCTAAAATTATCGCATATAAATAGCCTTGAGTCATGTAGTATTTGTGACTGAGTGAGATTAAAAAATTCGTTCCATTCACTTTGAGTGAGTTGATTTTTTACAAATTGATTCAAACAGGTTCGGGTTAGTTTAGCTGCTAATCTAGCAGCTAAATCTTCTTTAGATGTTTCTAAGGAGAATACGTAAACATTCTTCAACAGTACACTGGCAACGTGCCAGGCGATCGCCATACCACAGGCGGTTTTTCCCATACTTGGTCTTCCTGCTAGAATATGCAGCAGTTTTTTATGCAGTCCTCCTAGACGGTTATCCAAGTCGTAAAACCCCATCTTGACAGGGGCAGGTCGTTCTCCCGCTTGAATTTCATATTTCTCTGTGTATAAAGATGTCACAGCATCACTGATGTGGACTAATTCTGATTTTGTTTGATTAGTGCTTATATCAAGAATCTTTCTTTGGCATTCTTCAATAGCTTCATGTGTCGGGACCCAAGTATCCCATGCTATTTTTAGCGATTCATTAAGAGTCTTGATCAATTGCCTGCGTTGATATTTTTCCAGAACTAGTGCCGCCATAGCATCAATATTAATTGCAGATACTGTACGGTCTACCAAAGTGGCTAATTTATTTCTGCCACCAATTCTTTCTAATTGATCCTTGTCTCTCAGATAATTAGCCATAGAGAGTAAATCAGTGGGTTGGTGCTGACTGTAGAGTTCCAAAGCAGCCTTGTAAATGATTGCGTGTGCATCTATATAAAATGCTTCGGAAGGTAAAAAATCGCAGACTCGTTGAATAGCTTCAGGATCTAGTAAAATGCCGCCTAAGACGACTTCTTCAGCTTCAACGTTTTGAGGGGGCAATAGAGTAATTTCTTGAGTAAACATGGTAGTTGACCTTTAAGTTTGTTATGCGGACACTGGTAAATGCTTAGACCAATCAAAACGCGGTTGATTAATCAATGCGTATTCCAAATACGCTTGATTCCAACTACGGTGGCTATAAAAATCTTGCAAGCTTTTGGATTTAATATATTGCTCCCATACAGCCTGATGCTGGATTGGTTGCCAGGTTAATACAGCGTCAGGAAGGGGGACTAAAGCCATCTCTTTTTTAGTTTTGATGGAATATTCCTTCCATCTGATTTGTAAGTTGTTATGGTCTTTTTTCAGGTGGCTGTAGACATTAGCCCGTGACTCATGGACATCACTTCCAAATTTGCCCGCCCACTCCAAGGCGAACCATTGCCAAAAGTCATTATCTAACTGGCCATCTTTCTTCCACGGTCCATCTGGTAGCCATTCCCAAGCTATTTCTTTTGCGCTTTTACGCGGTTTTCCAAATGGTTCAACCACATTTGCCTTGTCAAGACGCGCCGGGGCGGCGGGCGCAACTTTGTCCAATGAGTGATTTATCTGTTTACCCGAAATTCCTTCCTTTAAATCAGGAATAATAGATATCTGTTCTACTCCATCTTGTCTTAAATCCTCTTTAGCGGGAGAAAGTCCGCTAGATACTTCTTCTTTAGATATTTCTTTCTTAAATACTTCTTGGAATAAGTATTTATTATGTGGCAGGTTTTCCGTAGCCGGATTTTCCGTAGCCGGATTTTCCGTAGCTGGATTTTCCGTAGCTGGATTTTCCGTAGCTGGATTTTCCGTAGCCGGATTTTCCGTAGCTGGAAAACCTGATTCCGGTTTTACCCTTGCTGTACGGGCTTTCTGAGTTTTTTTGCTTGGTTCGCTTGATGGTATTTCCCGAATAACAGATTTCCATCCTGCCATTCTTCCGTTTACTCGTGCTTGCTCACGAGTTAAATACCCAAACTTTTCTAATTCTTTTAATGCTGAACAAACAGATGTTTTTCCGTCAGATTCGGATTGATCCGATAAGTGTTCAGTGTTAATCTCCCACCCATCAGGATAAGAGAGAAGCAAATGATGTAACCCACGCGCTTTGAAGCTTAAACGTGAATCTCTAATAGCTGCGTTGGCTATTACTGTGTAATCTTTTGAATGCTGCACTCTTATTGTTTCCCCCATCACACACCTCCATGGGCGTGCAACAGCGCACTTGTCTTATTGACAAAAATTGAAAAATGATTCATAGTTAAATTGCTCCTAAGAGATTTAAGAAATGGTAGGGGCTGTCCCTCGACTGTGTTCAGCAGTACGAGGGCTTTAATTTTCTGTCTGTTCTGCCAGTGCTTTGGCAAAGGCCAAAACTTGACTGGCAATAGAAGGGTTTTGATCAAGGCATTGGGCGATCGCAATAACTTCTTGCTCAATAGCAACGGGAATACGTTTTTGAATGGTTTTCCCAGTCTGCCATTGGTTTTTAAATAGGACCGCGTTTGGCGGTCGTTTTGGGTTTTTATTTGCCATCGTTTTTTTAACTCAACACATTTAATATATCTTATTCCCTTGTACCACGTCAATAGAAATAAAGAAGATTTTTTCATACTCAGTAAGTCGGGTAAATGAATGACAATAAAATAGCCACTTGTTTAAGCGGCTATTAGTTGATTGTTTTATGTAGTTGGTATGTAAGCTTCACACTTAATAGCTATTTGCTCAAAGATTAAATCTATTCCTTCCCTTAATTCATCTTTGTCATCTTTTTGACATTGCCAGAGATTAACCAAGGTTGTTATTGGGAATCGATTATCGTTGCAGTCGCCTTCGTAGCTATAAAATTCGTCATTGCGTTCAATCAAAAACCCTGAGTAAATACAATTTAAGCAACTTTTCATGATTCACTAATTTTAATCTGATTTAAAGAATAAGCCTTGTGTAATTTGCCATTAATAGAAACTTCCATGAAACTCCATTTAGAGCCTGTGGGGGCTAATTCTGGAGTATGGAATCCTTCAAATATTGCATCTATCCATCCATGATTGGGATGCTTGTATTTAATTTTGTCTCCTGTTTTGTAATTGGTTAGTTGCGGTTCTGTTTGTTTTGACATATTATTAAAGAATGATGTTGTGTTTTCCTTTTGTCTCCTTTAAGTCCGCTGACAAGGCGGACTTTTTTTGTTTATTTATGGGATTGAATGATTAAATAACAAAGGGAAATAATTGTTATTAAGATTGTCTCAATCCCAATGGTGTAAAGGCTAAAAAGCCAAATATTAAAGTGATTCATAGTCAATATTCTCTTGTTCAAATAGTGATTGCTGTTTCCAATCCTTACGTTCACCATCTAAATATTTGAATGCTTCATTGACAACATTTTTGATAAGCTTAAACTCAACACTTTCCTGATCAGCAATTAATAAATAAGGTGTGGTTGGACAGGCATATCTTCCTTCTATTTCACACTTACCTGTGATTGTGATGCCTATACTTTCCTCTTGATATTTGATGGAAAGTCCAATGACTTGCCCCTGCTCAAGCCAGATATGTGGGTTCAATCCAATTGCTTCCACTAACATTATTCGGAGTCCATCCAAGCCATCGTAAAACTCAATTCTGGCTTCTTCTTTTCCTGTTAAGGAGCAGTTTAAATTTTCTTCCTGATTGTTTTCGTTAACAACCATATAGGCGATACTTATACTTTCAGTGTCCCCTCTTTTGGCTTTTATCTTGGTGATTTTTCGTTCATTCATGATGCTCTCCTGTGTAATGTTTTAGTATTTCTAAGTCAATAAAAATTTGGGTTGGTGACTGGAGGTGTGGTGGCTTGTCTAGTTGAATGTAATAAAGCCAGTCACCTGTGCTAATTTGTCTGATACCTGTACAAATTCCCCATCCTTTATTTGTGAGTAGGCGATCGCCGAACCAGTAAGTTGGTCTGGTTAATGTCTCCCATGGTTCTGTTTTAGATGGTCTAGGCAGTCCCTTTAAGTCTTTAGATGCTATTTTCAATGGTGGTATTTGCACGGTATTTAATGTCTATTGTTATCTTTTGGCGCATCTCTAAATCTCTTAGGCAAATGGTGATTTCATTGAGCGGATATTCTGGAAAATTATCAATGATTTCTTTCTGAGTCCGCTCAACTTTGGTAAATTCCATAATCTTTGATTCAAGTGTCATTTCTTCCTTTTTGTTTCAAAAACTTGGTTGTAAAATATAGTTGCGCGTTAGCAGTGTTGTAATCCCAAGGGTCTAGATTCACGACTACTAAATAAGCTCCGTATTTTGAAAGTCTGAAGTCAAGGTGGTTGCGCCCAATTTTGCTACTTGGATTTGGGACAACTAATTTTAAAAGATGTTTCTGAGGAAATTCTTTTGTATTTTGAAGTAGTTGCTTGACTCTATCTATTGAGTGTTTGAATGTTGCCCAATTTGTGCTTACAAGAGGGGCTAATTCGCGGGCTAACCAGTATTCCCCGTCACCATCTATGTGGGAAATATCATCAAAAGGATTACTTTTCATGCTGCAACCTTTTCGTTTTTTTTAAATTCTTTTAGTCCAATAGCTAAAAGATTCTCTACTAAAAGTCCAATTTCTTCATCATTTGTCACAGCCAAAATTTTGATTGTTTTGTACAAATCTCGCGGAATCCTGATCATTGATTTTTCCCGCGCTGGAGTCTGATTTCTAGTTAATTGCTTTGTCATAAACACTGTTTTACTTAGTATTATCTTGTGTGTAACACAATTTAATTGTAGCACATAATCTATTGTAATTTACAAAAGAAATATATAACTTTACGTTATCTTTATCATTTTTAATCTATTGTGTGATTATGTTATTGTGTTACACAAATATGAAAGCTGTTAGAAAGATTTGGACCAAAAAGGGACTAGCTAAATTAGGTGGCATAGTCCGCAGATCCCGCGAAGCCAGGCAACTGACCTTAAGGGAACTTGCTGACTTGAGTTCTACTGAAGGTAATTCGGTTCACTTTAAAACCATTAGCTGCATTGAAAACTCCTCTGTAATGCCCAACTTTAATACCCTTGAAGCGATCGCATCATCAGGACTAATTTTTGATGATAAAGGCAAGACTTTAGATATTTATGACTTCATTGATATTGCATCTGAGACTGACAGTAGTACAGATGAAGCTACAGATATTTACGCAGACTTACCCCTTTTGAACAATATTGAGAATTAAAGTATGAAAGCAGGAAGATTAATCAAGTCTATATGTAGCCGGGCTTCTAGTATGAATCAGGCTGCTAAAAAATCTAAAGTCTCTCAAGGGACTTTGAGTGAGTGGCAAGCGGATAAAGTGTCGCCTGGACTAGAGAAATACGTAGATTTGTGTTTGGCTATGGGTTGCCGTCCCGGTTTTGAATTGGATCAATATTTGGGTTTGGGCGGGGCAAAACCAAAAACGGCAGAAGATGTTTTAGGCGTAGCGTTGGGACTACCACCCATAGAACAGCAACGCTTAATCTCTTTAATTACTGCTAAGTATGTTGAATATTTAAGCGGTGAATTGAAAGATGACATGATAGAATTAGCAGACATCAATAATTAAAGGAAATTATGGCACGACCATCAGATTACGGTAAAAACAAAGTAAGAGTTACGCTTAGGCTTACTCCAACAGCTAGATGTGTATATCAGTGTTACGCAGACCATTTATGTATAGCCTTTGGTGAGCTAATTGAGAGAATTGTCCGAAACCCAGACGTAGCAAGGGGTATGGCTGCTTTTCTGGAGACTGAAAAAAAAGTTTTGGAAAAGGCTTGACAATTTCATTCTATCCATACATAATGGAAATATAGAAAAACAAACGACGCGGGAGGGTGTGATGGACTTAGTAAAAAGAAGACAGGTATTGATCAACTTAATCTCCCGCGTCGGGAGGGGTCAACAAAACATCTACCGCTGGGTAGATGAGTTGATGGAAATTGATGCTCAATTGGAGCATCAGGAACAGACAAAGGAGACAAAAATGTTCAAAATTAACGTTACAGAACTTCACCCTGAAATTCAAAAAAAATTAGCAGATGAATTAAATGGGGTGTTAAACGCCTCTGAACTAAAGGCTGTTATTATCACCAGCCTAAATCCAGAAGATTTAGACTGGTATAAATTAGAAATCGCCATCTATGGCAGTGTAGACACTGATTGTGACAGACTGCACCAGTGTCTTTCCTGGGGTGAAGATGACGAAGTAAAGAAAAAAATAATTAAAGAAGCAGTAATAATTACTGAAAAAAACACAGTAGCCGATGAATTACATCGGCTGAACTTAACTTTCGAGGATCTAAAAAATCCTGCTAAATTAGGGTTGGCAGGGTTGATATCCGTGCCTTTTAAAGACAAAGATAAAAGCTATCACAACAAATTAAACCTCCCTCAAGAATGCCAGGGTCTTCCAGCATTTTCAACAGGAAATACAAGAAGATCTCAAACATCAACTCATTCTACCAATCGAATGGGAGATTCGGTTAGTCACAAGACATGGGTAACAGAATATGAGTACGTCATTGGCACGTATCTATATTGGTCAGATACCAATATAGAAGGGAAAATATTGTTCCCTTCTGAAGCCGAAATCTTGAAAAAAGAAGTTGATCATTTGGTAGATATAATTTTAAACAACGGGGTAAAAAACCTTTCGGAAGCACGGGAATTAAGTGCAAAAAGACTAGCAAAAATAGCGGACGAAAAAGCCGCTAAACTGGCTATACCAAAACCCGAATGGGTTGAAAAGGAAATTACCAGCAACGGAAACGTTAATCGTTTCTGGATTGGTGATGATTACATCTACTCGTTCTGGTGGAATAGCCAGGACGGGACGGTGTGGCAACAATGTGAAGACCGTACCCGTGGTGAACGTACCCGCGAATCTAAATCTTTGGGTTCAAACCGGGATGTGGTTATGAATCACATAAACAGCCTGTTAGCTGAACGCAAACGAGTAAGTGAACTGCTTGCTGCTCAAGAAGAGATTAAGCACCAGCAAGAAAAATTACACAAAGAGCAATATCAAGAGTACAAAGCTTTACAAAAGAGTAAAGGCGGCATTGTCAAGCCTTTTGAGAAGTGGGTGCAATCAGTAGCTTAGTCTACTACTTGACCTAAGCACGTCAGTAAACTGCTGTTGTAAATACTGAAGAGCAAAATAAAATGGAAACAACAATGATAGTAGATGGATATACCTATCACCTGGTAGAGTATGCTTACGTAACAATAGGAGGAGACTTGGTTGGCTATTCCAAATCCCTTGACATTAAACTTGCTGGGGAAATTAAAGAAATACCTGACGATTGTGAGTGGCTGACACCACTCACTCCAGTTAAACGCGCCCCTCTGGGCGACATCTTCGTAATGGAAGATGGGGTGGATACTTATTCCAGACATTTCTTAGAGGAACAATTAAAAGAAGAAGAAGAAAGTCTCAAAAGGCGTAGGGTAAAGCCGGGCTGGCAACCTTTTACTTTTTAGCTTCAACCCACCTGATGATGGGCGGCTGGCTACCGTCCGAAACTACCACCCCGGTAGTAGTGGGAATCCTATTTACACCCCACAGGAGACAGACATGGACGTTAAAGAATTTATTATTGCTAATTGGAAAAGTGCTGAAGCACTTCGCACTTTATTGGGTGCTGATTTTTCCAAAAATGATGAATTTCACTTTGGTGAAGTTCCCACAGAACAAGCAAGACTTGAGGTGAAAAACGGGAAAATCACCCGTGTCACTACATGGTCAGGTTTAAGCTGGTCAGCCAAATATGGCTACAGCAGTCCTGTTGTAGATGTCTTTTAGTGTTATTTGCGGATCATGAAAGATCCGCACTTAAAGCTTTCACAGTCCCCTTTTTAGGGGATATTTTTTATACTTGGAGTAACAGATGAAGGTTGGAGATAGTTTAATTTTTTTGGATATATCTTACAACAAAACAAGAGGTAAGATTTCTCAAGGAATTGTAGAGAAAGTAGGACGGACATACTTTTATGTTCGTGTTGATTATGATGTAATAAAAGTTCAGATAGGGGATTTCCCTATTGTCGTCCAAGAGTACAATGCTGTATTATTTGATTCACAAGAATCATACAGCAACTACATTCAACACAAAGATAATCTTAAAAAACTTCAAGTTGCAACCAGAAAACTTGATTTGCTCACACCGGATCAAATACGTCGCATTTTAGAAATAATAGAAGAGCAATGAATCAATTAACACTCTTTGAAGAGCAGCTTACTGTCAGTGATTTTACGAACGATGACTATGAAACACCTGACTAGATTAGCCAAAGCAATGGCTAATCTAGTCTTGCTTACAGACAGAGAAATCTTAGAACCATTTGCTGGTTCAGGTCAAATAGCTAAATACCTACCAGGCGATCGCTCAGTAGAATGTGTAGAAATCAAGTATTCCCGATTTTTGGAAGGGAAAGAAAAAGCCAAGTCAGCTACTTGGGTAAATGGCAACTTTTTTAGCGGTGTTTCTAAATGGGGATGTGACCTTATCATCTCAAACCCACCTTTTTCTTTGTGCGTTGAGGCGGTTGCTAAATCCTTGGAACTGCTCAATGATAGCCCCAATTCCCGTTTACTATTTTTAATGCCTTTGGATTGGAACTGCTCTCAAGGAAGAGCTAAAGCTTGGGAATCTTTGGATGCACATATCCATCATGTTTACCCTGTTGCTGACAGAGTGGATTACCTGAAAGACAGCATCCCTATGAGTAAGCAACAAAAATTCATTGGTGGTGTTCCACAATTTAAGAACGGAAAGCCAGTCATGAACAGTGGTCGTCAATGTTACGACGCTATCTTTGACATTCGTTTAGGCAAGCAGAACTCAGCACTAACATTAATTCACAAATAAAAGGAAGATAAAACGATGGACACCCTATTAATCAGCTTGCACCCTGTCCACTGCCAAAATATTCTCGCAGGGAACAAGACGATAGAGCTTAGGAAAAGAAGTCCAAGGAAAAGAAGTCCAAAAGCCATTAAGCCAGTTTTTTTCCCTGAATTTACTCAAATACTAATGTATGAAACCAAGCCCACAGCAGCAATTGTAGGAAAAGTGACACCTGTTGAGATATTGGAGCAAACCTGCACTGAGTGGCATAAGTTTACTAGTGAATTATGCCTTTCCATGTACGATATAGAAGAATATTTAGGCGGGAGATGTGGATATGGAATTAAGCTTAAAGACCCTCAAAAAATTAATCTTGTAACATTACCCAAGATGAAAGAACTGGGAATCAACCCACCACAATGCTACAGATATCTAAGTGAGGAATTGGTTGAGCAACTACTCGCATAATGCTATACTATGGTATAGTAGTACCTACGAAACACTCATATAAGCGATTGCCTTTTCCGTTAGGCGATCGCTATTTTTTTTGATTGTGGAAACACCAAAACCCTTGAAAATCAGGGCTTTAATTTTCTGGTTTCAATCGTGCCAATTGCCTGTCATTGGTTTAAATCTTTGTATAGCAATAAGTTCGCGCTATGGCTGTTAAAATTCCCAATAACTAACGGCATAATCCACTTACGATAGAATGAGCATCCGGCGCAATTGTCACCGGTTTAATTGAGTTATTTTGAAGGTAAAAACTTGGTTTTTTGTCACTGGCACGATTGCTTAAGGACAAAATTCTTGAAAAAGAAAAAACCCTGTAGTTGATGTACAGGGTTTTGTTTTAGTATCATTTAATTGAGAAGGTTTCTGATTCCTTGGGAATATCCTTTCCCTTCCCCAAGGTTTTTCAAAATTTTCCATTCCTCTTCTGACAATTTAATCTGACGAGAAGTACCGTCAATTTTTGGCTTATTGTTGTGGGAGTTGGGGTTTTTTCCTCTCCCATCAGGTACAGGGATTTTGACCTTTAGTGTTGTTTCACTAGTTCCATTACCAAACGGTTTGTCGTAGTTGGGAGACTTCTTGACTTCCTTTTTTATCTTTATTCCCGTTGGTATATGAGTATACCAATCAGACTTTTTACAATGACTCCAAAGCTTACCGGGATTTTCGTAAGCTTCTATCATATAGATATCGTCAGCGATATCTATATCTCCTAAACCTGTCTCAATGACATCTGGGATATCATTGTAATTTCCAGAAGCTATGCTTTTAGCATGAGAATCTGAAAGTTTATTGTAGCTTGTGTAAGCGTAACAAGCTGTGTATTTAACGGTGCTATATTTCGTCACGCTTGTCAATCCATATTTTTGCTGATTTTTCAGTGAAAAACCAATCAGGGATTGGTTTTTGCTGTAATTTTAATTTGGCGATCGCTTTTTCCCTGATAGAAAAAGCCCAGTCGATTTGTTTGTCGCTGCCTTTTAATTCAGGAAGTGATTCAGCATCAGTTCCCACAACCAAAGAAGGAAGAGTATCAGATTGTTGAACAATCTGACCATTTATAATTTTTAGCCATCCCTTTTCAATCTTGTGAGCGTATTGCCCAGCCGCTTCAACAAAGCGGTAAATTCCATCTGCTAGGTTATCAATTCTGACTTTGACCACGTGCGATTTCTTTCTGTATGCCCGCTGCTGATTCTCATCGTCTATGGGAGTGCCATAATCGTTGTGCTGATAGCCCGATCCTTCTTGCACTAAATAAGCATTAATGCCTTTGGAACGATTTGAATTAAGCTCAATATATTTTGGTTCTGTTTTTGGCTCTGTCTGTGTTGTCATCATTGCCTCTAATTTTGCTTCTAATACACACAGTCGGTCAACAAATGACTTTAAACCATTCTTTATAGCCTGCAAACAGGCTTGAATTTGATGCTTGATTGTACGGATCTTGAAAGAGATGGTTGTGGACATTTCTTTATCCCCTGTATTTGTTCATGTTTCTATAATAAGGGATAAAGAAAATAATGTCAATACGGAATTAATAAATTTATTTAAGACATGAAGCAGATAAGTAAATACAAAAATCCCCAATCCTTGATAGAAGAACTGGGGATTTAACTAAACTAAGTATTGTTTTAGGTGGTGCTGTATGATTGCTTGTACGTCTTCTTTTTTTCTGTTCCCATCTACTTGGATGATTGGATGGCGCTTAAGTTTGTGCAAAAAGTTGTATGCTTTTTGGATACGTAAATGAAAGTTAATATCTTCTTTCTCAATTCTGTCTAAATTTCTGCGTGTGGCTTTTCGTCTTAGCCCTACTTCCACATCTACATTTATCCATACAGTCATTCCGGCTTTTAGCCCGTTAGTAGCTAAATTATTTAGCTCAAAAATAAAGCTTGGATCTATGTCCCTGCCATATCCTTGATAAGCAAATGTTGAGTCAATATAGCGATCGCACAAAACATATTTTCCTTCCATTAAATTAGGCACTATTACTTCCTGGATGTGCTGCGCTCTATCAGCAAGATACAGAAATAATTCTGCAATTTTGTACGGTGATTTATTCAGCAGTATTTCCCGTAAGTCTTTTCCTAATTCTGTCCCTCCTGGCTCACGGGTGGTTACGACAGGCAAGCCCAATCCTTGCATCCACTCATAGCACAATTGTATTTGAGTGGTCTTCCCACACCCATCAGTTCCTTCAAAGACTATTAATTTGTTCTTCATTTGGTACATATTTTTTATCATAATCTTTGATTACTTGACAATATCTAAGCGCACTTTGAGGGCTATATTCATAGATACTTTTTGCTTGTTTAATTTGACCGGGTAGCATATCAGGGAACTGAATTAAAATGTCAAGTATTGGTAGCTTAACTTTCTCTTTTTTCAGCATCAAGCTAAGTCTTTTTTCAACATCTTCTCTGGTTCTTTTAAGCGCAATTCCGACTTGTGCAATGTGGCTGTTTTCAATTTCTTTCATTAAAGTTCTGTCTTCTTCAGTAGTCCATTTTCTTGGTGTAGTTAATTCTCTTTTTGGAACTACAATATTAATATGTCCTTCCACAATTCTTCTTCTGTAATACCGTACTTTCGATAATTCAATTCCCAGTATCTTGGCAGCTTTGGGGCATTTTTCACGAGCAATAATTTCTAATTGTTCTTTGCCGATCATGATAGTTACTGATGTTCAATGTTTGTCTCGCTGTAGTAGCTATTGAGAATTTTAAATAGTTCTAATAGCGCGTCTCCTGATAATTGTTCTTGCCGACTTAAGTGTAAGATTGTCTTAAATGAATTGGTTTCTAGCTCACTTAAACTGAGGATAACTGGATATTGAGTCTTGAGGATTAAGACATTATTCTTAACATCAAATTTCCAGAATGTAGATACATTAATTAGTATTTCATTCTGATTGAATTTGAGGATGTCACGATTAAAAACGACTGCTTCTTTAATGTTGTGACAAACATTAAATGTGTTGTCTATTTCACCACCCATTACTGAATCCAAAACAGAAATTAAGTTTGAGCGGGTAACTTTAACTTTATGTTTTTGTCCTATCAATCCATAGAGTTCTCTGGATACAGACCCAACATAACCATCGTCGTAACTTAACTTTTCTGCTATTTCTATGTAAGTCTTTCCGTCGCAAAGAAGGCTCACGATGTCTCTCTCTATAGTGCTAAGAGATTTGTGTCGTATATTCTCAGAAAGGGCATTAATGTAATTGATATATTTCATGATCAAAGTTGTTAAAAAAGCAACAAAAAAGAGGTTTTTGTTGCTAGTGGTGACAAACCTGTTAACTTTATTCGAGATTTTATTAGCTTAACTTTTATTTATTAAAATGTCAATTATTCAATTGGCAACAATAAAAATATCTGCAATAATAATTAGTAGTTTCAAGGATTAATATTATGGCTGAATTATCAATTGATCAGCAGTTTCAGTTAGCTGCTTTTGAACTTCAAGTAAGGCAAATGTCGCGGGAACAAGCACAAGAATTTCTGATTAATTTGTTCAAGCAATATCAAACTCAAAGGGCAGCTTACATTGAACTTCTGGGACATCAGTGGGGTATAAGCTATATCCCATAATTGGTTTTTAGTCCCACTGTTTGCTGTTATATTTTTTGTGGGACTAATTTATGTGTTTATATGCTTTACGTAATTGAATCTAGTAACAACTTATATAAGATTGGTATCTCTAATAATCCGCTTAAACGACTTAACCAATTGCAAGTAGGTAATGGTGAAAAGTTAAAGATGGTTGCCATGCTGAATGTACAGAATGAAAAAATTACTGAGAAAAGAATACACTCAATGCTATGGCAAAATAAAAGTATTTTTGGTAGAAATAATGAATGGTTTAATTTAAGTAATGAGTTATTAAATTGGTTATTGGAATACTTACAGACTTGTTAAGAAATAAGGAACTACCTTCCTGTTAGTTCCTTACCAAGGATTTATCTTGAATGTACAACCAAATTATAATATATTTTATTTAAAAAAATACCCCAATGACGGGGTATAATATTTTAAGCAATCTTTAAAAACGCATCCAGCGTTTTGCTAGGCACAGGCAGATGAGTGTGGAACTCTAGCCCGTGTTTTTCCGCCCATCTTCTCAGTGTCCTGACGTGAGGCGATCGCCCAATCTGATGATTTAACCACAAAGGTACATCACAGCCTTTGATACCTTCAATAACAATTTCATCACCTAAAGCCTGTCCTAATGCTGCTTTAACTCTTGGCTCATTTAAGCGAGTAATTATTTGCTTGAGGGTGACACCAGACTTACATCCAACTGGGGGCTTATCACCTCGCTTTTGTTCCCTGCGAATATACGCCAACATCATTAACCACTGGCAATGAGTTTTGCTAATCAATACTTCATTATCATTGGGAGTTTTGCGACCGTCGGGAACTTTGCAAATATACTTGTATTTCCGCCAGGTGCGATCGCAGATGGGGCTACCGTATAATTTAACGCAAACAGCCCGCACCCATAACTCAGGATACATATTACTCATAACTAGCAATCCTCATTATCAATTCTTGTAATGCTCTATAGGAATAGCTACCGCTGCGGTAATCTTTCGCCGCTTGCTCAAGTTCATCGGCTAATATTTCACTAGCAGAAATAAGTGCTAAGGCTTCTAAGACTTTTGCTAAATCATATAAGTCAAAGTCGGTGCAGTCGGACTCTAAATACTGTAAAACACTTAACAAAGGAATTTTCCACATACTTACCTCCAATCGTTAGCCCAAATAAAATTAATCCCAGCGTTTTTGGCGCATTGCTCATCTTCTACCCTGTCTCCCACCATTAAAGCATCTTCCAATGGCAATGAACAGCAATCTTCAATGAACTGCATAAGCATACCTGGGGAAGGTTTACGATAATTGCGCCCTGGCTTTAAATTAACTACATTTCCGTGTGGATAGCATCTATACCCATTACTACCGTCAAAAGTAGTACAGAAATTAATACATTGTAGTTGTGGTAATAATTGCATTGTGTACATTTGTTCTTTGATGCAACTTTCTAACGTCTTTTTACGCGCTTCTACACCTGCTTGGTTAGTCACGCCTACAATAGTCCAGTCTGAATATCGGGTTATTGTTTCTCCTACCCCAGGTATTAATTCTTGATCGTAAGGGTCGTTAATAAATGTTGCCCCTGATTTAGTTTGCCGTACAGTGCCGTCTAAATCTAAGAATAAAATTTTACTCATTGGCTTCTCCATTAACTAAATTTAGTCTCTTTTGCCGTCCTACGGCTTTGTAATGTCCAAATTCTTTAATCTGGATGTCTTTCTCAGAGACTCCAAATTCTTGGGCTTTCTCTTGCTCATGTAGCCTCACTACTTGCTGTTCTTGTCTCCATAAAGCAGCGATCGCCATTTCCAGTCCTTCTCCCATGCCCACGCCGTAGCAAGCAATCACTCTTAAAAGTTTACGCTTAAGTTCAGCAGGGACTTTAGCGCGTACTTCCCGTCTAGCATCGTCTACAACTTTGCGACCGTTGATCATGCCTCGATCAGGATGGGCTGCAATGTCAGCTTGCAATTGTTCTCTTGTTTCTGGTTTTTTGCGATTAGTCATTCATTTACCTAATTATTCTTATTCCACTAATAGCACACTAATAGCGGAATATGCTATTTTTATTTTAAATCCTCCTAGAAGCTGAAACCAACTAGGAGGATATTGACCCCGTACACAGGAGCTAATAAATTATGGCACGAGTTAAGTCAATTGAGGACATTTTGCCCAAGCAAGAAGCGAAAAAAGCCGGTTTCTCGCCAGAATGCCACGGATACCAGAATTTTTGTATTAATTACATTGACAGGAAAATCAACGAATACTATCAAGGGACTGGGATTCAGCCGCCAACATTATCCACAATCCAAGCTTGGTTTTATAAAGACAACATCCCAGACTGGGCTGTGGTCATGTTCAAAAAAAACTTGCTAGTCTAACACCCCTTTAAATAGAAGTCAATGATTTATGGGATTTACCAGATATCTATTGACGCTCTATTAGAGGGGTTTTATATTGAGGACATACCAGACATGACCCGGACATGAGACGGGAAAACAATATGAGATGAATCTACCAAAGTTAAGTCGTAAAGAAGCGGGTGATCGTTTAGGAGTAGGAGAAAGACAGGTACAGCGATATTTAAAAGTTGCGGTTCAGTATTTAAGTTCATTTAGTTCTTTTATTGACCCAGTAACAAACCAGTTAAACGGCAGCCCACTTACTGAAAAAGAAGTTAGCAATTTAGAGGAAATACAAGCGTTACTACGTAAGTACAAAAACTCTAAAAAAAGTAAAGAACAAATAGCAAGTGAGTTAAGCAATGGCAAACATTGAAGTAGTAGTCCTAATCCGTAAATTAGAAAATGACGGTAGCTACACTGAGTGGCAAGCAAGACCCGGTTTTAACGCATTTAACGCTAAAGCAAAGAAAGAAATTCAACAAATGATAGGAGTCACAGGAGCTAATTATGAACGTATTTGATTTGATTAAGCCATTACTAAAGAATCCTATTTCAGATGAACAATTAATAGCAAAAGCCCAATCTATTGCTAATGAAGTTGGGATTGATTTAAATTCACTTTTTGATTCAGTAGCAAATACGTATGATAAAGCTACTGTTGAATTTATCGCTAATGAAGTGGATAAAGCTAATAATTTACCTGCTGTCGTTAATAATGATACTCAGTTAGCGACAACAGAACCCAAAAAGAAGGGTAAAAAAAGCGAGATTAGTAACACCAATATGCCCAATGCAAATGGTGTTGAAGCACTAAGACCTGCTGTTCAGAACTTGAAAACAGCAGTTGAGTCTGAAACTAAAGAAATCATCCAAGTATTTGATAGTAACTGTGGAAGAGTTGAGAGTGCGGTAACAGCTAAAATTATGCAACGCTGCCAACAAATTAACCCCAATATTATCGCTAAAGTGTCCAGCGAGTTGGAGGGATACACAAATCAGTCTGCATCCTTTCGCCAACAGATTGGATCAATCTTCGATGAGGCTTTTGAAGATATCATCAATTTTGAAGCCGTCTAATTGGATGATTGTAGCGATATTTATTCAGTTCTTTATTCTATCAGGAATAGTGATTTATGCAATTTCCCAGCCACCTAGAAATACAGGAGGAAATAACCAATCCACAACCAGTGGAACTTACGTACAAGCCCAGCGGTGAATTCACTTTAAAGGGTTCTCCTGCGCTCAATGCAATTGACAGATTGATAGTTTCATCGGACTATCACAAGGACCAAGACCGTCGTCTCAAATCAGAGTTAGAGCAACGCATAAGCGACGAAGCCAAAATGACAAATGCCATGACTATTACCTTTTTAGGCTTGGCGACTCTAACTTTAATCCTCTGTGCATTTTTAAGTATCAACAAATCAACTAACCAGGAGCATAAACAATGTTTGACAACATTTTCGCCGGACTCGCAACTCAAGAGAAGACACAATTAACTGGACTTGGTACTGATGTCACGGTAATTGGTGATATGGGGGCTTCTTTGAACAGAATTAAAGCAACCATGAAGTTACCAGCAGGGGTATCCGCCCAGCAGGTTCTTCAGGAAGCCAAAAACACTGGGGAAATAGAAGCCCAGTTGGAATTAGCCAAAGACATAGTTGCTAGTAGAAGTCAGCAAATGGATCAATTACTGAGACTCCATGAGTTAAATGTTCAGCATACTCAAAAAGTGATGCAAGTTGATGAACGTTTAAGAGGAATTAGTGCTAGTCACGGTAAAGTTGTATCCAGATATCAACTAGGCGCAGCAGAAACTCAAGTCAATTTAGACGGCTTTCAAACAGTTTACGAAGTTCAAGCTAAGGAGATATTTTCATGATATTTAAACGGAATAGTGAAGCGGACGCTACCCTATTCCAATTCTTTAATAAAGTTGGTTGGGGCGTGCTTTTATACAATGCTTACACCCTTTACCCCTACTTTTATGACTTATTAAAGAGTGCGGAATATTGGCAAAGAATATTTGCAAGTGCTGTAGCAGTGGCTTTGATTTTGGGGATTGAATTGTCAGTAACAACGGTTATATTTGATCCTAAAATGCTAATCAAAGTGTTAACAAAGCCTAAAGCAGATCAGGAAGTAAAGAAGATATTTGATACAGTTTTTTTTGTAGGATTAATAATTTTTCTGCTCGTAGCATCCTACACATTCTGGACTGATTATCAAATTAATTTGAAGCAGTTAGGTAATCCTTCTGCTATGTTCTTAAGGGTTCTTTGTGGAGTATTTGTTGTTGGTAGCGAATTGGCTTTTGGATGTGCAAATGTGTTTGATTTAGCAAGTAAGGAGAGAGATTAAAATGCCAGTAACAGATATCAAAAGTGTAATCACGATATTACTAATTGCATTGTTCTTAGGCATGATTTTGTATTTGCAATACGACATGAGGAGGTAGTGATGAATCAACTAAAAGAAGCTTATAGATGTGCTTTTGAAATCAGAGGCTTGTCCAGACAAATGGCTGAAGATTGCGCTCAAATAATAATCAATGACCGAACGCGATCGCGCACCCCGGAGGAGCAAATGCTTATAGATAAAGCATTCCAAATTTCTCAATTGTTGATTTTCAAGGATTAAAAAAGATGAATAGACTATTGTACGGTGGGTTATTATTTTGTGGGTATGCAACTTTCCAGCTTTTAGGCTTTTTAATAAAAGCTTATCCTTCTACTGCCGGCGGTGCGATCGCACTGATTCTTTTAGGATTGTTACTGATACTAATTGCTGGTTTTAATAATTGGTTAGGGTTATACCACAGATATCACGGGGTAATGAGTAAAAACTTGACTTTAGTGGGGTTTGCCCCTATTTACATCTTTGGTGGTTTAGTTCTATTTGCAGTCATGGTAGGTTTATATGCAGCATCTTAACTCAATTTTAAAACGCTTAGAAATTTTGTCTTCTGAATACCCTGAGCATATCATACTTGATGATTATTGGCTAGATGATCTATGCGATAGTTTGGTGACACAAAAGCAAAACTCAAGTCAAAACCAGCGTTTTCAACTAATAGTAACTGGGGAATTTGGTATTGGTAAATCAGCATTGATTGAGATAATTCAAGAGAGAACTGGTTTACATAGAGACGACATTTTGGAAAGACAAAGACCGTTTGATGACGGACTTACTAAAAAACAGAGAGAAAATATCTGTTTAATTGCAATGGGTACTTGCGTGATGAGGTACTTCTTGTGCAGCGTTAATTACTGGAGAATTAACCCAGAATTAGCAAATCTTTTTAGGCACGTACGGGATTTGCTTGACAACAAATATATTCCTTGTGCATTGGTAATTCCTACAAACACGGACCCTTACATAACATTAGCTCCCAACTTACCAAAACCTTCTTATGCAGCATCATACTAATCCATTTTCAAAAGATAAAGACATTTATTCCAAGTTGATAAATGTTGAGCGGGTTCTGATGGGAACTCTTGCAGCTACAGCAATAGCGGGTACGTTTACCCCAGTGATATTTGCCCCAAACTTAAATAGTGAAGTTAAGCTAATTCAACAGTTACTTGGGCTTTTTTCAGGTGCGTGTTTTACCGCTGAAGTCTACCGACGCAAGCATAAAGAGAAGTTCTACAAGTCTATTGAAGATGCTAGTCACGCTATTATCAAAGAGGAACTCAAAGGCACGTTTACCTTTGAACAATGTAAGAATGCTATACAATCTAAGCGTGAGTTGGCAGGGTATATAAATGGACTTCCAGAAATGGAACGACCCCGCTGGATGCAATCTTATGGATTACAAGGCTTAGTTGAGTTACCGCAAATACAACAAGCGGTTATTGATGAGCCTAGACAGTTACCAGGTTCTCGTGCCGTGGCTAATCCTGAAATAGCCACAGTGGATGAAAAGATGGTCCAATCAATTATCAATCCCAGCACCCGGCAATTACTGGAAGAATTAGCGTCTCAGTATCCTGAATATGTACGGATAGATGATGAATGGGTTGATGAATTGTGTGAAAGTTCCGCTAGACAGAAGATGAGCGAACGTGCTAACCACCACTTTAGCTTTTGGGGTGAAACTCAGTCAGGAAAGTCTACTTTAGCAGGTGTTTTTATCAATAAGATTGCTGCTAAGTCACAAGGACCAGCTTATGTGTTTGGTTCAGACCCTAAGAACTATTTAACAGCTTGGTTGTGTAAATTTAGCCGCAAGTTTGATGGTTTTAAAACCAATCTAGATCAATGGGTTACGTTTGCCACAAAAGTTATAGATGCACGTCAGGATGAGTTTAAAAACAACCGCAAGGGTGAAGGATTAGGTGAAATATTCCTGATTCAAGATGAAGTTAATGTGGTATTTGGTGAAGGGAAAGGACTTGTTGGACAAGTGCCGAAAGACACAGCAATGAACCTTTGTGCTATGTGGAATTATGTTATTAACTTCACCGCTGCTATGAAGATTCACGGTATTTTTATGGGACAAAACCCATTGAGTACCTACACTGGTTTTAGTCGTCCTGCGCTTAAAAATATCTGCTTTTTGGCACTAGGTAAAGTATCTAATTACGTTTTAACCAAGATGCCGGAGTTGTTAAATGTCAAAGCAGAAATATCTGATTTGTTTAGTCAAGTGTGCGAACTTCTGGATAATGAAGAGGTGAGATATGCTCTGGTAATTCCTACCCGTGGTAATCCGTTTGTTGCATTAATCCCAGTATTTGATATTGATGCAATGGAACAAAACAACGACTCCCAAGATGAACCCCAACCACAAAAGGACACAGCGGACTATTATCAAATATTGGTTGAATGGATTAGAAGCTTGGGTAGACAGCCCACAGCAGACGAATTAAAAGCAGCCTGGAAACATTTAACCCAACAGGAATTAAACGATAAAGGTGTGGAATTATTAATGGCAAAATTAAAGGAGGGAATGGGAGATGAGTAATCAGTTGAAAGGATTTGTGTTACAGGCTAATGAAGGATTGATTCACAAAGATACCAGCATTTTTAGTGTTGTATTTACATCCAGGATTAGTGAAGCTTATCTATTTAATTCACTACGAGAAATTGATGTGTTCAAAACAGTAAGGGGACTACAATCAACGCCATTAATTTGTTATCAAATCCATCAGCAAACATGATAAATAATTGCAGTCAAAAAGAGTATAAAATATCTATGTACTCTTTTTGAAAAATGCAGTTTAAGGGTTGCTATGTCAAGTTATCAACAAGTATTAGACTTTTTAAAAGCACGAGGTGGAGTTGTTAATTTAAGAGAATTAAGACAGTTCCCTAATAGTATTTTAGATACATTACATTTGCACCAATATATAGAAATAACGGGACGGATTGGTTGTTATGAAGTATGTTTAATTTGTAGTGAATTTAAGGCTAGAGACGAGAAGAAACCGCAACCAACCCAAACTATCATTAAGCCTAAAGAACTCGTTCAAATCCCCAAAAAAACTAAAGTAAAGTCTCAACCAAAAATTAGTAACAATGACAGACTTGAGCGTTGTCAACAAGTAAGAAATTCTATCTTTAGTGAAATTAAAAATGCACATAAACCCATGTCTGCTATGGAGTTGAAAGATAAGTTTCCACAGATTAGACCTAGAGCGATCGCCTATCATTTAAAGAGATTAGAAAAGGAAAGTTTGGTATGTTCTATTGATTGGAATACACGGTTATGGACCGACATAGAAAGGGAGTGCTTACTTCATGAAATTATAGGTACTTATATTGGCAGGTATGAAAACAAGAACGCTGTTTTAGATGTTTTGAAAAATGCAGATGAAGCAATGTCAGTGACAGGTATTTTACGTAAGTTGCCACCAAATCAATGTAGCGGGACTACTTTAAGAAAGATATTAGAATTGTTCATCACAACGGGTATAGTCAGGGCGGGAAGCTATGTCAAAAGTAATATTGTGTACTTTGCTCTTATTGATAATTCAATAGCTTTATCCCACTTAAATCAACTAATCAAATATAAGAAGAGAAAGTTAAATTCTCAGTTATCATTACCCCCCAAAAACAGCTATGAAGACCACAATTAAAGTCACTGTTAGTGAATTAATCAAAAGTGCTGTCAAGTCTTTAGACGCGCTTTCTCAGCATCCAGAATTAGCAGACAATTCCACTGTTGAAACTGCTATTAATTTAGTTCTCAAGTTAAAGGGTCAAGTCAAATATGAGTGAAATATCTTACGCATTGTGTCACGAATTTAAGCAAGCTAGGGATAACTTAGTCATTGATAAATTTCATGCTGTTCAGTCTTCCATTACTGTCAAGAAATGGTGGCAAATTGTTTTTAAAAACAGTGATGGATTAACAACTATTAAGTACGGATTATCCCAAAAGAAGGCAGAGAAATTAGCTAATGAACTGAACAAATTAATTGATACTAAATAGTAAAATATGATTATTATTTACTATCAAAAAACCAGCAATGTCTACCAAATACGAAAAGAAAAGTAAGTATCAGCAACGGAAAATGGCAGAGAAGAAAAAGATACAGCAACAAAAAGTGGACTACGATAAACGCTATGGTAGTTCCAGGAAATACCGGAAACAATGCGCGATCGCCCATAAGTCAACCCATGGTTTATGTTGCGTATGTATGGTTAAAAAATCAGATGAGATACATCATGCTTACTATGGGAAAGATGCAATTGGGGAGTCTACATTTCCGGTTTGCTTATCTTGTCATCAATCTATCTGCCATAGCCCCAAGAATTGGATTAGAGACGGTAGCAATCCATTGTGGAAAAACAGGAATACTTCAGAATTTTTGCAGCGATTAAGATTAGGATATCAATTGCTCTATGAAGGCATAAATCTGATATAATTATTTCAACAGGAATTGATACATAAGGTCAAGATAGGTTTCCACAGCCTATCTTTTTTTGTGCTACAATAAAGGAGGTAGATGCTCATAAATAATGATGCAAGATCAAGATAGGTTTCCCATAGCCTATCTTTTTATTAATTATTGTTATTTAAAAAATATTTTGATATGATAATATGATAATATGATGATAGGTTTTTTGAGGTTACCTGTGATTTGATGGGGTCGTCCCCATCTTTTTTGTTATTAATTATTCAAAAAATAAAGAGTATGCCGTCCTTTGGTACGGGAATACAAAACTCCTGTGGACCTCATTTGTCGTAGTACCCTGTGAATATGTGGAAGGGAATAATCATTAATTAAGTCGCTTAAAATGCTTTGAGCGTGATGGTTATTGTTTTTGATGGACTCAATAACTTGGTCTCTTAATGTGTATCCAGAAACTTTGTTTAGGCTGTCCATAGCAGAAGAATTGGACTTGAGAGCAATATGTAAAGAGTATCCGGTGCGCTTTAACTCAATTAGTCCTTTGTTCTTTAGCTTGTGTATAACAACCCAAGCGGATTTACGTGGTATTTGGGATTGTGCAGATATACCACGAATCCCTAAAGCAATGCTAGTATTTTCTAACACGCTTAAAATTCTTTCAGCAACCTTCTGTGAACCGGGTCGGGGGGTCCAGTCCCCAAATAGATGAGAGCGATCTGGGGTGGTGTAGTATTTGATATTATTCTTGGTAACACGACTACAGCATAAGATTCCTTTGCGGGCAAACAGTGATAAGTATGCAGATATGGTTTTGATGTTAGTGGATTCTGGTAATAGCGATCGCACTTGCTGTAATGTCATTGGTGACTCAGAGTCAACGACAATCTCTAGTACCCTGTGTTTTAGATTTATGTCTTTAGCTGTGGCTAATTTCTCTTTTAAAGCGGCTGCGGTGGCAGGAACGGGAATTGGTTCAGGTTTAGGTTTCTTGGGCTTTCTATTCAATCCTACCAGTAATTCTTTTCGGTCGGGAGTGGTGTAGTGCCTAAACATCTTTCTATTTTCACTGCAAACTATAATTCCGGCTTTAACCAGTGCTGACAAATAAGCGCAGATACTATTAGGATTGTACTGGATTAGTTGTTCTTTAATCTCACTGGCTGTCACTGGATAATCAGCGTTTTTAATAACACTAAATATCTTGTTTTTCAGAGAGAAATCATTAGCCTCTCTCTTGGTTTTCTTCTTTTCTACCAACTTATTTTCAATAACTTGATGGTGTTTTCGTACTTCTTCTTTTGCTGCTATTCCATCATATTTCTTGGTGAATTTATCCAATAAAGTGACTTCAATACCACTACTCCCCCGACCGACTTTGATGTATCCTTCCAGCTGTAAAGCTTCAATATCTTTGCGGTTAAAGTGAGAAAGTTCGCGCAGGTTAATTACTCCTCCACGAACTTTAATAAAGTCTATAATTCCATTTTGGTTTATTAACATCTGTCTACACCTGACTTACTTTTTGTCCTTAATAGCTTCATTGATTATAGCAGCTAAATCTTCCAATTTGGACTCATAGTAATCAGCGTTTTGTTGATATTTGAATATTGAATTAAACAACATTAATTTATTCCATTCAGCCAATAAGAACCCAGCAAAAGTATTCTTATAAAAGAATAAATAAATAGCGAAACGACCAGTTCCCCTTTCTGCTAACCAAGTCTCACAAGTTTCATTGTTGGTACAATAAAAATATTTTTGGTTATCATTAATCATTGGTAAAACAGCGTAGTCAAAAAAATGTTTATTGATTGGTGATTCACGGGCTAAGGAATATTTACCATCTGAGGATACTTCCAAGAACACTGTATGATCTCCTTCATACTCCTTAAACATAGATAGCCTAGTTGCATTTAGTTCCTTTCTCGTGCGTCTCATTTCTTGAGTAATTCGTAGTACCTCTTCAGAGGAAATATTATCAAAATATTTTTGATTACTCATTATTTCCAATAAAACATCTTTAAACTGATAAATAATTGTCTTAACCAAAGTCTCACCTGTTAAGGACACCACAGCCGTAAATAAGCATCCAGATACAACAATTAAGGCTTTGATAATATTCAGTGATACAACAGCTTCATGAAAATCTTCATAATCAGATTTTTGATAATTCTCCTGTACTTTTATCGGTTTTTGTGAATTAGCTTGATAGACTTGTATCTGTTTAGATAATCCTTCTGTGTTATCAAAGGCTTTCACTTGACGTGATGTAATGGTGACATGAATGAAGCTTTCAATTCCAATTAATAAAAACATTAACCCGTACAATATTTTTTTCTTTTTCATGGTAATTTACCTATAATTTTTACTTAATTATAGGTAAGTAAAAGTCCTTACAAAATTCCTGAAAACGTTGTAAGTGTGGACATTCCACAAAAAATGTTATTATTATGTTTCATAATTATTTAAGATTTTAAAGAAATATTTATCCTTTGGTGGTGCTTTTATTATCATTAAAAACAACAAAACCGCTACGTGAGCGGTAATGTTGCGGCAGTTCTACGACGACCCCTAGGCTGTGCCTATTTGGATTTTAGCACATACTTGATTGGGTTTCATTGTTTTAAAAGTACCCACTGAAGCGTATTAGTGGATATGGGAACTATTCACCAATTAATCTTTGTCTAGTATCTCCAAATATTAAATCAATGACTTCATCCAATGAATCAGGTGCAACATACTCACTAGTAGAGTGCCTCGTAACGGGTATTAATAAATCATCACGGTTCATGTTCCGTAATTTATCAGCTACCCATTTAAGCGAAGGTATCTTTTGTCCAGTACGCTTTTTAATTTCTGCTTTGAGTTGATCAGCAGTCAGGATTTTGGATACTTTACCCGTTTTTAGTTGCACAATCTCAGTAGCCAAAACTTCAGACTTGACAATCTGATCTGACATCCCTCTTAATGCTAAAACTGTTTCTTTGCCGTGCATAGTGAGCATAGACGAGTCTATTTCTTTGCCTTTGTTAATTTCCTTGGCAACTGCTAACTGAAGTTCTAGCTCACGGATACGCTCTGACTGTTGGGGAATAACGGTTTTTATGACGGCTTTAGCCTTTTCAAAAGCAGCTACAAGACTTAACTTGCATTCCACAACCTGATCAGTATTACGGGAAAAAGTCATTAGTGTGGTGGCTTGCGGTTCAGTCAGGAGTGCATATTTCTCAGGTCTACCGCCAGAACTACCTTCCATGGGTTTATCTACTTCAAATCGAACAACCCCAAACCTTGATTCAATTTTATCAAGGTACTTAACCAGGTTTTTAAGAAATGTGTGATGCTCAATACTTAGCTCCCTGGCAATGAGTCGGGAATCAACAACCAGTTCACCATTTCTGTCAATTACGTCAATTTGTGTTAAACTGTTCATAGTCACTTCTTATTTTTAAGTTGATTACCAGTAACATAACCGTTAGGAATGTTGATACCGTTCTTAACGGTGCTGGTATTTTATTATTATAACAAATTATCGCAAATATGACTACACTTATTGATATAATAACTATGTGGTACTTAATGATTTTTGCAAAAGGGAATAAGCTTTATGGAAGTAACATTAATCGCTTTAATCTTAATATCATATTTAGTCTACTTACTGCATTTTAAAATAATTCCATCATTGCAAAGATTAGATAAGAGAGTTTTTAAAAACAAGAACAGACCCAAGTTATCCCCAAATCAAGAATCAGAAATTAAAGGATATATGCGGCAGATATTAGCAACTACGAGCTTTAATCGTGTGTCCCTTTATTTCCTAGACTCACCATACATAAACAATAATCTTATTCAAGCAGACTCTTACACATTATGGATAGAAGCGTCTAAATCTATTCCTATGCGAAAAGACACTAAATTATCTTTTGCTTATATCAGTGAAGAATTTAACCGCATGATACAGGCAAAAATAACTCATAAATATTATAAAAACGCTAAAGAGGGTCTAATATGTCAGGTGTGGTTGCGCGATCGCCATACTGTCAGCTATGGGATATATATAATCAATGACTGTTCATTTTTGTTACTGGAAATTGCTATTACTCAACTTCCTAAGTTATTTTATATTTTATTGAGACACAATAAACACGGAGATTATGTTAGTCCGTGTTCTGCGGTAGCCCGTGTTTTACAGTAGCTGATCAGCCATAAGCAGCTTCATTCATGTCTTCCCCAATGCAGTAGCCATAAAAGTATTGCTCGTTGTCTCTTGTTCCTTCTGGGTAGGGATTATCGTAAGGTTGATTGTTGAATCCAGCATCATATCCTTCTTCGTATGCAGACATAGTTTTTCTCTACTTTCTATAGAATTAATGTAGTTTCCTGCTTTTCATATTGTTCTTTTACTTATAATTGAATAAAGATTATAAGCAAGAAAATACCCATAGAATCATCTTGAAATCCTACAGGTATAAGGGAAACATAACAATTATTCTATCACAAATAATTATAAATATTTAAGGTTTTATGGTAGCTATTTTATGAGCGTTAGCTGTTAGTTTTAATCCGGTTTTCAAAAGTAAGTTAATATTAAATTAATGATTTTGGGTATAATTATGACACAATCTTTGTATTTTTTTAATAATAGCAAAGTTACTCCTGAAGAGGTTGAATTAAAATCGCCTTTGTCTTGCATTAGTGCTTATGAAGAAACTCTGGAATCTCTTTTGTGTACGGCTGATTATCTTTCACCTACTTCCACTAGCTTTATGATGAATGACGCTGTGTGGGGGGCTATTGAGGGAATTATCAGAGATAAAATATCAGCGTTAAAACTTTCTCTTGAGGAACAATTTGATCTGTTGCAAGACCATCAAGTTCTTGGTAATTTGTTTAGGCGTAATTTATTGCTGGTAAGTGTTTATTAATTTGCATTGTATTTACCCACTAAAGCGTATTAGTGGGTATGGGAATTTACGGATTATTCAAACACTCTGTTAACCCTTTCGCCGGAATCAGTGCATATATTTTTACATTGACTAAACCCATCTGCATTTTGACTATCCATCTTTTCAGATGCGATCGCTTCTGCCAATCCCACAGCCATTAATTCAACCCTGGAAAGACCGTCTCTAAGCTTGGTAATCCCACGACTTTGCTTGACCTCTTTGGCTGTTCCCCCAAGCAAGGGCCTATAAATCTCGTTGGTGCAAATTGCATATTCGTGAGGTGCGGACACACCATGTTCTTTCAGTGTATCAGTAAATTGCACCCTGGTTTCTAATCCTTCTATGCGCTGCTGAATCCACTCTTCAGTATGTCCTTGTTTTTGCCATCCCTTTTTAGCACGTTCCCTACCGCGCTTATATGCTAACTCTGGGTTTGCCTCCTCTTCTATGCGCTCTTTAACCCAATCATAAAACTGAGATTTGAGGGAAGGGGACAAATACCCGGCATAATCAATGGCCAATTTCCAGTGTGCTAAAGTTTTACCGTTGCGTCCTCTTGTAACTTTAAAAACATCTGATAATCTGATATTATCTTTTAGTCTTTTGCTGTCAAGGATTTGATTGATTAGCATATCCGTACTGGGAAGTAATCGCCACTTAGCAGGGGTTTGGCTTTCGGGTCTTCCTGCCATTTCCCATAACTTGGTAAGATTAACAAAATCCTGATCAATTTCTACAGAAATCCCATTGTGGACGAAAGCTGATATATTAGACATGATTAGCCTACTTTGTCTAGGTTAGTTACCAGTGATATCGCCGTTGGGAATGCTGACTACATTCTTAACGGTGCTGGTATTTTAATTATAACACTTAATCGCAAATATAACTACACTTATTGATATAATAATCATGTACTTTTATTGATAGCCAGGGCATGATTAATCAAGTAATTCATGGTGATTGTTTTGAGGTTTTGAAAGATATTCCTGATGGTTCTATTGACGCTGTAATCACAGATCCGCCTTACATGACAACTGATTTAAACTTTGATAAAACAGGCTTTGATGTTGACTTATTCTTAAAATTATTATTACCAAAACTTAAAAGTGATGGACAATTAGCTGTATTTGGGAGTATTGAATTACTTGCTAAGTTTAGCGGTATTTATCCTATTAGATGGTCAGGAATGTGGTTAAAACCGAGAGGAGTGATGAGAACTCATACAGCCAAGAAACCTATGAGCAAAAGCGAACCTTACTGTATATTTGCTCACCCAAAACATAAAGTATCAAACCTTGTTTATAACAAAATATTATTGCCAGGAGAGCCTTATGAAAAAAAACAAAAAAATACTGGCTATATTAGAGACGGCAAAAATCAAATAGATAGAGCAAATGCTTCTGCATGGACCAAAGATGATTATGTTTCAGAGAATCATGGGACAAGACAGCAAACAGATGTTATTGAATCTCCGTTCAAAGGCTGCATGAAACATCATGAACGAACCATTCACCCCACACAAAAGCCTGTAGCACTGATATCTACATTGGTTCGGTGGATATCCAACCCCGGCGATTTAGTCCTTGACCCATTTGCCGGTAGTGGTACAACAGCGATCGCCTGTAAAGAACTCAACAGAAACTATATCTGCATTGAGAAGGAACGGGAATATGTTGACATTATTCATAAACGCCTAAACACTCCCATTACTGAGAGAGGCTTAACTGTAGAGGAACAGGTAGAGATTGAGGAGAAGATTAAACCCGGTCATCAACAGTTGTCATTGTTTTAAAAATACCCACTAAAGCGTTTTAGTGGGTACAAAAGATTCAAGCTACTTCAATGGATACCACTGCTCTTCCTGCTGCTCTTTCCGTAGCAGTTTTGGTAAGGTGCGGAAATAAGAAATTGCTTTCTTTTTAGCATCCTCTTCGTATACAGCGTAGACGTAAAAACGATATACGTCTCCCAGGAAAGAGTAGCCCTCTTCAATTGAACTTATCCCGACCCATCCCTTAGAGACGTACACTGGGTATTGTTCTTTAGCGTCAAACTTTACCAAATACGGATTTTTATCATGCTTGAGTAGTTCTGGAATTTTCAAAACCTCTCTCTCTTCAATATACGCGGACTCATCTTCATTTAAGCCCCATAGAAGTTTTGCTCTTTCTGCATCTTCCATGGATGCGAAAGCGCCGTGAACCTGATAATCTTCATATTCACCAGAGGTGAGTAGGTATACTTGCATTAAATTAACTCCAGTAAAATTGTTAGTGCCGATTGGATGCTGTTGACTGCATCTTTGATTAATGCCCGCTTTTGGGTTGCGGGTTTATTTGGTTTAGAAACTAACAACTCATCATTAGCTATTAGTTTCATGAACTTTGAGATGTTGGGGTATTCACCCCACGTACAGCCAAACTCTAAAGCTTTATTCTCTAGCTTGGCTTTGTCTTCCATTGAGATAGAGAGCGTGATGCTCTCCTGTTTCCTGGTCATTGCAAATAAATTTCAATTTCCATCTCTTTGTTGAGTAGATAAAGGGCGATCGCTGACTTTAACTTTTTAACGATAAGTGCAACACCCATGGTACAATACTCCTAATCACTTGGTTAATAGAGGCTTGGGCTGTCTCCCTTGTCTCTATATTTATATCATTATTTTATCCTTGTCAATAAGAAATTGTCCGTATTTTAATATATTTTGTACTGAATTTTTGAAGTTGTAAATTGTACAATATGAAAAGAAGTAAGCGACGTAACCGACATCAACTAAAACAGCAACTAAGGGAATTAGACGCGATCGCGCTTAAACAAATCCATAGAAGCTACAACCTTTCTTCGGCTTCCTGGGGTGGTAGTCGTTGCCCTGGATGTGGAATAAGTATTCGACCGTGCCAACTGCTTAACGCTGATTTTAGCCGGACTTTAGTAGATGAGTATGGCAAATGGGTTGGGCATATTTCAGGGCATTTTCTACCTTGCAAAAAAGTTAAACGCTGTCCCGGCGAAAGGGATTGGTTTTAAAGTTTCGGGAATTGATATTATTTTTGCCATTAAAAGGATTGATTATAGTTGCATGATGTGAATCATCGTTTTTATTAATCCAATGTCTTTAATGGCTATTTTTATCCACAATCAGGTTTTCCAGCTGCGGAAAAACCAGCTACGGAAAAACCAGCTACGGAAAAACCAGCTGCGGAAAAACCAGCTACGGAAAAACCAGCTACGGAAAACCTGCTATATAATAAATACTTATTCAATAAAGTATTTAATTAAAGAATTATCTAAAGAGGAAGTATCTAAGCGGAATGCCCCTCATAAGAGGATTTAAGAAAAGAACTAACACAACAGATATCTGTTATTCCTGGCTTAAAGACAAATATTTTTAGAGAACAGATAAATCACTCATTGGACCAGGTTATGCCCGCCCGCCGCGCTTAAACACTATTGCACAAGAAGCTAATAGACTTTGGTTCAGAATTTATAAAGCAATTTTAAAGCGTACTTATTGCATAAATAAAAAATACCCACTAATACGCTTTAGTGGATACAAAAAAATTTAGTTTAAATCTTTTTTAGTGTATCTCAAGGGTTAATCCCACATTTCATACAGATCGTTTATTGATTAATTAGCAAAATTATTACATCCGAAAAATATAAAGTTCCGTATACTTTAAGCTTGACATTATTAATAGCTATTAATCTGTTATACTAAGTTACTATTAAATTAATTTAGTTTGGGAAAGTAAGGTGACAATAAATCATTATGGGATGCCGCAGACACGAGACAAATGTTATGGCGTAGCGGCTTGTTTAAGTTATTGGGTTTTCAAATGTCGTGATAGAAAACGTAGTCCAGCGATGGGAACTAAAACCTGGACATACTTGGAATCTTCTATCAAGAATTGCGCGGAAATATCCACAAATTTAGAAGATTATTTACAAAGGCTTTGCGATAAATTGATATCGCAATTAAGACCTGTAGAGCTAACCAAAATCATTCAACCAACTCAGAGAATACTGAGAATTAATGAAGATGCAACTGAAATTAAGGAACTACCAATAGATCGAAGTTTGGTTTTTATGGGGTGGCTTGACTTGCTTGCTGATATTGAACCCCACGGATTTAGTGAGTGGGACGTAATGGAATTGCTCAGAACAAAAACAGGAGTTATTCAAGTAATTTGTCGTCTGCGATTTGAAGAAGATAGAAGTTTGGGGCTTGATGAACCAGAAGATTTTATTGAGGTAGAGGTGACAAATGTTTGACAATTATAATATTTTTGACAGAGAGAAATTAACTCTGCATTGCTTAATCACGCTACAGACACCATTAAGCCATATAGGCGAAGTATCTGGCAATGTTAGCAACTTGAAAACTACTAAGTTATTAGATTTTGAAGGTAATCCTAGAAGTGTTTTTGTCTATTCTGGTAATGCAATCAGAAACGGTATTTTGCGCCGGGTAGGAGTGGCAGCAGCACTCACAGAATTAGGAATTAAAGTAAATCCAGATACTCACCATACAATGTTTGCTGGCGGGCGAATTGATGGGGGGACGGCTTCAGATATGGAACTGGATAAAAAGATCCGGGTCTTTATGCCTTGGTTGTCAGTATTAGGAACAGCTAAACCCATAGGTGTTTTTGGAACTAAAGAAGCTCAGATGGTAGCTGGTAGAATTAATGTTGGCAGTGGTTATTTAGTCTGCTATGAGTCAGCAGAATACGTTTACAATCAAGTCCCAGCAATTTTACCACCGGAAATACAACCGACTATTTTAACATTAATTGAAGCCAAAAACAGACTTTCTTCTGACCCTTTTGTTGCCACAAAACCACAAGACTTGACTAATTGGAATCAAGTAAAATCAGAATGTTTACCATTGGTCAAAAAAGCAATGAAAACATGGACTGAATACTTAACAATTGATCAGACAACTCGCAGGGATAGCACTTTAGATCCCAACTTACTCAAATTTCTACCATCAGAAGTACAAGCACAATTAACAGGTGATGGTAAAACTAAAGAGAAAACTAAATCAGACCAGATGATTGCTGCTGATAGATTAATTATGCCCGGTGCTAAACTTTATTCCCGATGGGATTTGAATTGTACTCAAGTAGAGGAGGGATGGATATTTGATACTTTGCTCAAGTTCTCAGAATCACCTTATATTGGTGGCAAAGGTAATCGCGGTAATGGCAGGGTTCATCTTGATTTCTGGTTTCAATCTGACCATGAACGGGGTTTATTGTGTTCTTTGAAGGATGGAGTCATGGGGGACAGATTTATTAATTCCCATCAAAAATATCGGGAATATATCAATCAGTATCAGCAGTTTTTAAGTGAAGCAAAAACATCCAAAGAATTAAGGAAGTTACTAGGTGAATAATTTAAAAGTCACTGCATATTTGTCTACACCGATTGGTGTCTATGACAATTGGAGTCCTTCTTTAGACGGACTTCTTACCTATAGATTATTAGAAGAAAATAATCTATTATCATCCAATCCTACAATTCAACAACTTGCAGAAGTTCAGGATTTTTTAGTAGATGAATTACCGCTTAAACAGAATACAATAATGAATGATAAGTATTTCTGTGTAAGTTCACCTTGTTACGTGGTCAAAAGTGAAAATACTGATAGATACCGGAAAAGATGGGATAATCATGAAAATAGCTTGAATTGGGGGAAAAGAAAGCCTAAATTCTTGACAGGTGAAGGTGCGGAAAAGTCTTATGATTTGCCTTTATACACTCGTTTAACGAATAGTATTAGTTGGTTTGCAGTAGGAGACAAAGACGGGATTAACGCTCTATTGTCATCTGTTACCCATATTCAGAAAAAACGAAGTTATGGCAATGGTGAGATTAAGCAATGGCAAATAGAAATAGCTTATGATGACTACCATTTATGGCGAGATGATAAGCTAATGCGTCCTATGCCTGTGAGGTTAATATCACAAAAAATAGATAATCCTCAATTGCTCTGGGGATGGAAAAGCCCAGCCTGGTTAGCAGCTAATAAAGAACTTTGCTATATGCCAAAGGATAATGTGATTTATGCTTAGTAATGGTTCTGGGGTTCAATACCCTTGGTTAAAAAAGAAAATTACCAAAGCCATTAATTTCATTAATCAATGGCTAGAACAATGTAATTATCAGGTTTATGCAAGTATTTCCGGTGGTAAAGATAGCTTGGTAATGTCTCATTTAATTAGAAAAGTTTACCCTGATTGCCCGTTAGTTTGGGTAAACCAAGGACTGTTAGCAGAATGGGATGATTGTATTGAGTTATTGGAATACTTGAAAACTCAAAACTGGAACATTATTGAGCTTTGTCCAGTTCGTGATTTATGGCATTTATACATAGATTACGGAGTTCCATTAGAGGGTACAATGGATACAAAAGTAGATAAATTAATTAACCAAAAATTGATTTATGATCCATTACAAGAGTACCAAGAAATTAACAATATCAAGGGGTACGCATGGGGAATAAGGAAACAAGAAAGCAAAAATAGAGCATTTTATCTTAACAAGTATGGCGAAGTTCATGAACTAAAAAATGGGTTAATTTGTTGCTCGCCTATTGCTCACTGGACTACAGAAGAAATATGGCAGTACATAGATATGTACTCACTCAAATACCCAGCAATTTATGACATTAACAAAATGACAGTCAGGAATGGTTGCCCGATTGGAACTACAGGAGCAAACTGGGGTAGATTAGCTGAATTAAAAAGATATTACCCCAGTATTTACAACCAATTTGTTGATAAATTCCCACAAATATCAAACTATGTTTAACTGTTATCTTTGTGCTAAACCAGCTTCAAACCCACTAGAATTATCTAATACTTTCACTATGCACTCATCAGCTAAGTGTCCAGATTCTAAGCTGCTGTGCGATCGCTGCTATTCCACAATTTCTGGTAATCAAAAGCAGTTATGGTATTGGAATGAAGGTAAAAATAAGTGGTCAAAACTGTGGGGACGGTCTTTGTCTAGGGTGTACCAAGGTGACACTTTAATAGCACCAATAATTGAAGGTACTCACACTGAAGGTAAAGATACTTTCTTGGTAGTGAAAAACTTATTAACACGGGTAGAAATCAGGGAATATTTATTAACCCCCCCTGAACCACCGTTTACTATTGCCATAGCAGAATCAGGACAAAAGCACATTATCCCATGGGCATTAGAAGCGCGTAGTCGTACGCTTTTTCCAGTTCAATTTGAGTTGGACACGGTTTATGTTGATAGCAGATTTAAAAAGTATTTGCAGATATATGAAGAATTAATGGGATTGGGATTTAGTAAAACTGAGATTGATTCAGGGAATTATAGAAGCGACAAACTGATGAAAGTTTTTGACGATAGATTTTGGGAACTTGAAGGAGGAATAAAAGCCATTAGAGACACTAGGTTAATAGAGTTGATAAATTACATCGCTCAACTACAATCAAATGCCTTCGTGGCGGAAATAACACCAATTCCTGTAATTCCTGTTTCTCCTATGAGTCCACCTGCAATTAACCCAGTTCAGTTGTCTTTATTTTAGCAAAGAAAGCTTTGAAAGCCTTATATTCTCGATCCGTTAAAAGTAACGTTGGAGTCGTTAAAAGTAACGTTGGAGTCGTTAAAAGTAACGTTGGAGTCGTTGAATTTAAGGTTTCATCTATATTATTGAACAATCTTAATTAACAGTCTTAATTAACAATCTTTAGCTTAAGCGTAAATAAAAAAGCTTCTTTAAGAAAAGAACTAATACAACAGATATCTGTTATTCCTGATTTAAAAGTAAATATTTTTAGAGAACAGATAAATCACTCATTGGACCAGGTTATGCCCGCCGCGCTTAAAAATGACAAGAAGCTAATAGACTTTGGTTCAGAATTTATAAAGCAATTTTAAAGCGTACTTATTGAATAAATAAAAAAATACCCACTAAAGCGTGTTAGTGGGTATCAGGTTGAAACCTACAATGCAACTATAACACTGTTGAAACAGCCAAGACATCATTCATGTCCTGACCATAATATTGAACTTCAGCGGTTCTCCGTCCAAAGCGAATATCCGCGTTTCCGCCGAAGGCTCTAATTTTCCCTGCGGACATCTTGACGTACACCTGGTTATCGTCCGTTAAGGAAAAATACCCGCAGACTGGTACGTCTTTAAATTGTCTAAGCTTCATTGTTTTGTCTCCTTGTTTTCTGATTTATACATATAGTCTATCTTATTTTTTGTTTACTGTCAAGTGGTTTTAGAAAATATTTGTTTCGCTTGCTTGCTTGTATGGATTAAATTATTAATAAATTACTCAATATTTATCTACTTATGCTATCATTAATAAGTACCCAAAAACGTGATTATTCAGAGTAACCACGTTTCTATTACCAGGTACTTAGTCGCTAGTTTCGATAACGACCCCAATATATTAACATGAAAACAATCAAAATCAAAATCAAACTTACCACTGATCAGGTGCAACTGTGCGATCGCTATTTGGAAGAACTAACATGGTTGTGGAACTTAACACTTTCTAATCAACTACATAACCATTGCGTGACGTGGTATGCTTGGGCAGCTAAACTCAGTGCTGACTTGGATAAAGCTACTGAAAAATTAGACAAGCTTAAACCTGAACAGCAGCAATTAGTAAAGGATTATTACAGGACTAAGGATAAGCCTAGACTGACTAAAAAAGAACAGGAATTAGTGGCTAAATTTGACATATTTGCCAGATGGAGTTCATTTAGTTTAGATGGGATTATTCCCGTTCCTTTACGGCTGGGGAATAGCGGTTATGAAGGTTTATCCTGTCAGATAGCCACAGGTGGGAACTACTGGAAGAGAGACGAAAATATCAACATCCCAATTAATACCAAGAAAGGTATTATTCACGTTAAAGGATACAAATTAGTTAAGGGTGATAAACTTTGGCAACGAATAGAAATAGTCCCCCATAAGTACCGTACATTCCCTGGTGGAAAGTTTGAAGGTAGGGAACTGACTACTTTGGAGAAACTTGATAACGTGAATGGACTGAACACTTTAAGGGCATTCCAAAATTTACCAGACTTACAAGTTTCCTCTCACTATATAGGCGGACTACTGGCATTTTTTAAAGAATCATGGTCGGCATTTCTAGACCCTAAAAGGATGAACAGTAGAAAGCCTAAATTCAAAAAAGACAGTGACAAGATTACAACTTTATCTAACAATCAGTGTGCGCCTAATAGGATTGACGTTAATAAAAACATAGTTACTGTCACTGGGTTTAGTCCTATTACCATTATTGATAAGAATTGGGTAAAAAGATTGAACTTGTCTCAAGTTTTACCACGCACATATATGTTAACCCAAAATCCATCAGGGTACTACATTAATATTGTCATTGCTCATCCATTACATGAAGAGAAAATCGCGCTGGTAAAGAAATTACCCAAGGTTAAAAAAGAGTTTGGAGAAGATAGTCAAGAGTACGAAGATATCAAATCAAAAATCAAATTTCTTGAACAACAAATCAAGGAATCATCAATAGTTAAAGGCAAAGATTTAAGTGTGGGTATTGACCCCGGAGTACAGGCTGTTGTGTCTACAGATCATGGTGCTTTATTCCTTCCTAACCTTACTAGAGAGCGGGTTTCAATTCATATTGAGGAATTACAATCACGCTTAGACAACGCTGAATTAATTAACGATAAAAAGTGGAAAAGTTTGGGCAACAAGACCCCTAGAATCAAGACAAAGAATGAAACTAAGTTACAGGAAAAAATAAGCCGTCTACACGAACGTGGGGCTAATTCCTCTAATGCTTTTAATCATAAGCTATCCACAAGATTATCTCGTACTTATGAACATATTGCCTGGGAAGACACGCAGATTAATAATCTACTAAAACAAGTAGAGCCAAAAGCATTACCAGAAGGGGTGGGATATGCTCACAATGGTGCATCGGCTAAACGCGGTTTAAACTGGATTATGCGACAAAGATGTTTAAGCGATTTAAAAGCTAAAACCAAACAGAAAACAGAAAATAGAGGTGGCAACTTCCATGAACCACCTGCTAACTACAGTTCTCAAACTTGTCATTGTTGTGGACAAAAGGGAGAACGGCGATCGCAACATGAATTTGTCTGCAAAAACTCTGACTGTAAGTTATTTGACATTCCCCAGCAAGCTGATACTAACGCTGCTAGAAATCATAAGCAAAATGGTGGTTTTGAACTGGGAGAGGTCAAATATCATAATGTTAAGCTAGTTTATCAAAAGCCTAAAAGATTTAAGAAAAAACGCTTGACAAAGTAATAAGATTAGGCTAATATTAAATTACCGCAGTTTGGGCGGGCAGCTAATAATATTAGCTTATGACTTCTAAGGCTTTTGCCTAAAAAGTAAGGGGGAAGGCGACAACCCCCAAAGACCAGCCGGAACTATGGCTGGCAACTATACCCTCTCTTTTGGCATATCAAAGCTAGGGCAAAAACCCCAGACATTCGCCAAAAGCCCAGAACCATGACATTGCAAGAGTTTCGCCCAGTTTCTTTTAAAGATTCAAGCTGATTTAAGCGGCTGAAATGAGATTTTTTAATGCTTGCAACTAAGACTGGGGACTGAGGATAGTTGAAACCCATAGGTGCGGGTCGTGGGTCCACAATCTCTTTGCTTGCAACTAAGACTGGGGACTGAGGATAGTTGAAACACTCTAGCAACCTAACCCTAGATTCTATCAAAGATCTTGCAACTAAGACTGGGGACTGAGGATAGTTGAAACCTCCTAAGTAAATATTCATTGATGACATAAAGGTAGCATACTTGCAACTAAGACTGGGGACTGAGGATAGTTGAAACTTCAAAAAGACTTTCTCTAGCCTTCCTGTGGCTCTGTCTTGCAACTAAGACTGGGGACTGAGGATAGTTGAAACTAGAAACTGCTAAGTGTTGTAAGCTATCTATAAATTCTTCTTGCAACTAAGACTGGGGACTGAGGATAGTTGAAACTGAACGCCTAAACCTGCTAGAATCCTTTGCTGAACTTGCAACTAAGACTGGGGACTGAGGATAGTTGAAACAAGTATCGAAAAGCAGGGGAAACTGATTCGCAAGCCTTGCAACTAAGACTGGGGACTGAGGATAGTTGAAACTCTGCCAATGAGATTTGGCAACAATTAAAACAATGGTATACTTGCAACTGGGACTGGGGACTGAGGATAGTTGAAACAAACCGACTTTGAAGGACTGGGGACTGAGGATAGTTGAAACTAGGCAGTTTAAACCGGGGGGGTTTATGGAATTTAGACTTGCAACTAAGACTGGGGACTGAGGATAGTTGAAACTGTAATCGTCTAGCCTGGGAACATATATGCAACTTGCAATTAACTCAGTTCCTCAAGTCCGGTTTCACCTATTACCTAATAGATAGGCACGCCACAGGAGACAATTCCCTTGCAATTAACTCAGTTCCCCAAGTCCGGTTTCACCAATGACCAGGTGCGCGATCGCACCCCACAAGAGCAAACTTGCAATTAACTCAGTTCCCCAAGTCCGGTTTCACCAATGACCAGGTGCGCGATCGCACCCCACAAGAGCAAACTTGCAATTAACTCAGTTCCCCAAGTCCGGTTTCACCTCCAAAAATCTTTACCATACCCCGGAGCATCCTCTCTTGCAATTAACTCAGTTCCCCAAGTCCGGTTTCACCTCGCCATTGTCCAGACTGGCGTAAATTTCACTCTTGCAATTAACTCAGTTCCCCAAGTCCGGTTTCACCTTGTTTTAGTAGTTGCCAAATTTCCTTAGCCGTCCTTGCAATTAACTCAGTTCCCCAAGTCCGGTTTCACCTGACAACCTGACATTTTCTATTCTTTTGTCCCTACTTGCAATTAACTCAGTTCCCCAAGTCCGGTTTCACCTATATAGAGAAGTATAGCGCCAGGCTGTCTTACATCTTGCAATTAACTCAGTTCCCCAAGTCCGGTTTCACCTTGTATGGCTGCTTATGCCACCTCAAAATCCCTGACTCTTGCAATTAACTCAGTTCCCCAAGTCCGGTTTCACCAGAATATCTCTAGCCATAGATTAGTAAACCAAGTCTTGCAATTAACTCAGTTCCCCAAGTCCGGTTTCACCTGAGGACGGGCGCGGCGAGATATTCCAGAAGTGGCTTGCAATTAACTCAGTTCCCCAAGTCCGGTTTCACCAATTTCCACCGGCACTAAATCTAATCTAGGGATATGCGCTTGCAATTAACTCAGTTCCCCAAGTCCGGTTTCACCGATCGCCCATACTTACCTCCTATTCCCCAATCTATTACTTGCAATTAACTCAGTTCCCCAAGTCCGGTTTCACCCAATATTCTTGTCTTTATTCCTAGTTTTTTGAAAGTCCTTGCAATTAACTCAGTTCCCCAAGTCCGGTTTCACCTAAAGCCCGCCCAAGTGCTTTTTTAGCAATTAATAGCCTTGCAATTAACTCAGTTCCCCAAGTCCGGTTTCACCAATGAGATTTACCACTACCTTTTTTCCCTGCGATAACTTGCAATTAACTCAGTTCCCCAAGTCCGGTTTCACCCAGAATTTTTACTCGAACCTTGGAAACTTCCAAACTTGCAATTAACTCAGTTCCCCAAGTCCGGTTTCACCTCATTCATGCTTTTATTATGCCTTATAAAGTAACTTGCAATTAACTCAGTTCCCCAAGTCCGGTTTCACCAAAATTGGATTTAGTGCCGGTGGAACTAAATGAACTTGCAATTAACTCAGTTCCCCAAGTCCGGTTTCACCAACGACCGTTTAATCTCTTTATCAGTGCAATGTGCCTTGCAATTAACTCAGTTCCCCAAGTCCGGTTTCACCTTTTCCGAATAAGAGACTCAAATTCAGAAGATCTTGCAATTAACTCAGTTCCCCAAGTCCGGTTTCACCTCCACCGGCACTAAATCCAACTTTGGAACATGTGAGACAAACTTGCAATTAACTCAGTTCCCCAAGTCCGGTTTCACCGTGGGGCGGGCTTGAATGGGACTCTACTTTGATGCTCTTGCAATTAACTCAGTTCCCCAAGTCCGGTTTCACCAATGAAGCTATGGTCTGAACAAAGCTTAAATGCTCACTTGCAATTAACTCAGTTCCCCAAGTCCGGTTTCACCTTCACCTGACTATTTTCCATAATTGGGTTCTGGTTAGAGCTTGCAATTAACTCAGTTCCCCAAGTCCGGTTTCACCGAATCAAGTGCTGAATCAGGTAATGGGACATAATCTTGCAATTAACTCAGTTCCCCAAGTCCGGTTTCACCCATCAAGTTAGTTGATTGATACTAGGCAAAATTAGTCTTGCAATTAACTCAGTTCCCCAAGTCCGGTTTCACCTGCCGTATCCCAGATCGTAAGCTGTGTAAAGGTTTCATCCCCCGATCGCGCGGATCTCTTATTTTTCTTTGTTCCAGGCTTTTGAGTTTTCGCTGAATTAGCTGAAATGCTTACTGGGTAAGGTGCGCGGGTGATGGATAAATTGTCAAGGTTCAGATTGCTTACGGTGTCTACCTTTGAGGTTGTTTTCACGGCTTTAGAGGTTTTTACATCCCCCCTTCCGCGCTGAGTTCCCCTTTCGGGGTTTAATTGGGAGGAATATCCATCCTCCGGTGGTGCTTTCACACCTTCCTGGTGACATTCCGTATTGGAATCAGAGCCAGGCTTTCGGGTTTCCCCATGTTCCCACGCCCAAGCGCGGTACACTGCTGATAATTGTTTTTTGCCTTTGAGCAAGATGTTCTTAGCTGCGTTAGAATCACGTCCTTCAGTGTGACCACATTCTGTACAGCGGTGAGTTCTTTGGCTCAATGCTTTCTTTATTTTAGCACCACATTTTGAACAGTCAACCGTAGTGTAGTGTGCTGCAACTTTTACAAACTCTCTATCAGTATCTTTACACTTTGTTTCAATCTTACTGATTAAATCACCCAGTGCTGAATCGGCAAAACTTTTGTTTAACCCAGCTTTACGTTTTGCACCGTTTTGTTCATAGCCATTGCCGTCCTCACGTTTCTTGGCTTTGGGCTTACGGTTCAGGTTTTGTATCTTTAAGTCTTCCATGACAATGCCAGAATACTCACGCACAACTTTAGTAGATAGCTTATGATTAAATGCGTTGCGGCTGCGGCGGATCTTTTCATGGTGTAAGGCTATTTTTTGATAGGTTTTCTTCTGATTACATCCTCCCTTTTGTTGCCTAGACGCTTTACGCTGTAACCGTCTTAGCTTAGTTTGTTGTTTCCTAAATAGCTTAGGCGGCTCAACTTCTCTCCCCTGATCTGTGGTGATAACTGATAGTAAACCCGGATCAATTCCTACTGCTTTATCAGATTTTGGTAATGGGTCATTGGGGATATCAACGCATACATGAAGATAGTAACCTGATGGTTCTTTAACTATTCTGGCTGGACCCCATTCTTGCCAGTCATATCTATCAAATAATCCCTTAACTTTAATTTTACCAAGCTTGGGGAACTGGACATAACCATTATTTGAACCGGGTATTTTTTCTGGTTTTAGTTCTTTAGATAAACCCCCAGCATTGAGATTAACAAGCGACTTGATTTTATCATTTCTCCCTTTGAATTTTGGCTTTCTACCGGGGTGTTTTGGAGTAACGTAAGCTTTCCATGATTTCTTTAAAGAATCAATTACCCCTGCCTTAAATTTAGTGGGAACATCTGCCATAAAGTCGGGAATATTGTCACTCCTATAAAATTCACATTGTCCATATTTATCAGGGTTTTCAATATTTAAGTGTTGTCTAATTTCACAGTAAGGATGACCGCTTTTAGGTCTGATGACACCTGTACCGACTAAGCGGACTTTCTCCCATTTCTCAGTAGACTTACCTTTCTTGTCTTCAGTAACAACCTTTCGCCATTTCCACTGCAAAACTACACCATCAGGAATAATGCGATCGCCTATTTCTTTCTCTCTATAATATTTCTGTCTTCCTGCTAGTTTGAGTGACAGCCCTGTATTCCAAACCCACTTGAGTTTGTCTAGCCATTGATTAATCGTTTGTACCTGTGCAACCGTGGGGTCAAGTTTAAATTCAAAAGTTTTCATGGTAAAATAGATGCGTGGGTATGTTGGACCTACTCCTAGTGGTGGCTTGATGCTCGCAACATCACCACGCGACTAGGTTTAAATATTATAGCATTTAAACCAAATATATGACATTGAGGCAATTAAAACAAAGATTTTACGCTACAATAATAATGTCAAGCTCAGATATATTAAGGGTGCTGTCAGTAATGCTGACAGCTTTATCATTATGTTCCCAAATGCGCCTAGTTCTCTTAAAATCAGTTGGGATAATGCCATAAGTTTTGAAGCAAGTTTCTTATCTCAAAACTACCAGGGTGGTGTGGATGAGAAAGGGAATAGAAACCAGCTTAACCAGGTGGTCGGTACGCAGACTTTGACCTTGACCATTGATAGTTTATTTACTTATTCAGAGATTGATACTTTTTTAACTAATAATTTAGGTAAGCCTTTTTACTTTAATTCCACTTTGTACCGTTGCGAGACGTTTAAGTGGACACCATCTAGCGATAAAGTATTTAAACTGGAACTGAGTTTGATTCAGGTGTTTCGTCCTTAATCAAGTTTAATCGGGCTATATATTCAATAAAAATTATAAGATATTTCTACTGATATTGTGCATAACAATTAATTATATGTAATTATTAAAAATAAAAATGTTGAGGTTTTAATACTATGAAATGGGAAAAACTACCAAAACCTTGGACTAAAGAACAGTGTCGCCGTCGCTACGTTGAAAGTGAAGAGGATATAGGTATTAGAAAACTGGCTGTCGAGGCTGGCTTGGGTAAGGGAACTGTTGAGGTATGGGTAAGACGAGAATTATGGGTAGACCAAAGGCGACAGTACCAAGACACCCTAAAGACAACTATTCAAGTTAAAACTATACAGAAAGCATCTGAGAAAATATCAGATGAACTCTCTCAAATTGTCATTGAAAATTACAAAGTACACAAACTCGCTAGGGATTATGTGGCTAAAATAATTGAGGTTAAGGCACGGCAATTGGCAGAAGATTTAGAACTGACGGGAGAAGAAAGAAAGAAAGCAATTTCTCTACATAGCGCACCCGAAACAAATCAATGGTCGCAAGCCTTACAGCGGTCAACAAGTGCCATTAATGAGACTAGAGGAATAAAATACTTTGTTGATGTCAACGCGGCTGCTGATAAGCTATCTAGGGAAGGCTACCAAATTATTGATCCAAGCAATGGAGGTGAAGATGAAGTCATTTAAAGTTTTTGATTTTACTGGATATAACGCGATCGCTATTGAGCATGGAGAAACTGTATATAAGGCAATTCATTACCACTTACTACGTAATGAGTCGGTGCAATTGGATTTTACAGGAATTGAGATTTTAGGTACTGCATTTGTGGGAGTTGCTTTGGGGAGATTGCTGAGGGATATCCCCCAGGAAAAAGTGAATGGATTAATTGAGTTTAGTGGACTCAGTGAACATAAACGTGATATGATACGGCGTGTAATGAAAAAAGCGTATAAGTGGTACTTTGATGAACAAAATTAAGCGTGGACAAATTGAAGAATGGGACATTGAGCGTCTAAGTCCTTATGAGAACAATGCTAAGTTGCACCCTGATTCTCACATTGAACAGATAGCCAACTCTATTGAGGAATTTACATTTCTCGACCCGGTGGCAGTAGATGAGAATGGTGAAATATTAGAAGGTCACGGTCGGCTTTTAGCAGCCAAGAAACGAGGTGACAATACAATTCCCGTAATTCAAGTTACTGGGCTGTCAGATGCTCAAAAAGTGGCATATCGGTTAGCACATAACAAGCTGACCATGAATACTGGATTTGATCCGGAAATGTTGAAACTGGATTTTGAGTTTCTACAGGATAGTGAATTTGATCTGGGTTTAACGGGCTTTGGGGAATTGGAATTAAGTTTTCTGGATGATGAACAGGAAGAGGAAACCAATGAACCTTACAGCCCAAAATCGTCAACCAAGGAAGTCAATGTAGATGAGTTTGAATTTGACCACAAGTGTCCTAAATGTGGTTTTCAGTACAATGATAAAAAATGAATAATCCCCACGCCTGGTACTTAAAAGATTTGAAGTTTGTACCCCAAAATGGACTAAAGGTAATGTCAACTTTTAGTTGCGGTGGTGGTAGTTCTATGGGTTATAAACTGGCAGGATGTGATGTCATTGCTGCTAATGATATTGATCCGGAAATGGCTTATCATTATCAGCTAAATCTTAATCTTCAACATTATTTCTTGTGTCCAGTTAAGGACTTAATCAAGAAACAGTTGCCCAGTGAACTCTACCATTTAGATATATTAGATGGCAGCCCTCCTTGTTCTAATTTTTCAGTATCAGGGAACAGAGAAAAGGACTGGGGGAAGAAAAAACACTTTCGGGAAGGTCAAGCTGTACAAGTGTTAGATGACCTCTTCTTTGATTATTTAAACTTAGTTGAAAAGCTAAAACCCAAGGTGGCGATCGCTGAAAATGTCAAGGGGTTAATATTAGGTAATGCTAAAGGTTATTGCAAACTTATTATTGACAGATTCAAAGCTATTGGTTATAGTCCGCAACTATTCTTAGTTAACGCTGCTGACTGTGGTGTACCGCAGAGACGAGAACGGGTATTTTTTATTGCACTACGCAACGATATCTACAAACCTAAGCTGATATTAGCACTTAAGCACCGATGGATTAGCACGGGAGAAGCCACTAGTGATTTGCAAGTGCTTACACAGGATGAAATCAAAGAAACCCGTCCTAGTCCCAACGATATTAAGTGTTGGGAGCATACACGCAAAGGTGATGCGTACGAAACTTTTTTATTAAAGACAGAGAAGCGTAATGCTTGCTTTAACAATAAAAGGTTAGATGATAGTTGCCCTGCTAGTACGCTTAGTTCTACACCGGAACTATATACGCATTGGGATGTATGCAGAAAACTAACTTATAGAGAATATAAACGCTTAGGCTCATTTCCAGATGATTATAAAGCCAGAAGTACAAGAATAGGTAAATATATGATAGGTATGAGTGTACCACCGCGCATGATGGAAAAGGTAGCACAAGCAGTAATTAGTCAGTGGTTATTGTAAGTTTTTTGGCAATGTATTAAAAACTGTGCTATAATTACTATGTAATCCCCTCGCCGGATGGTGCAACTAACACCAAGTCCGCAGGGGAAGTAACCTAACACCGAGGTCACATGAATAATTTAGCAGTTTTTGATTATAACGGACAAACAATTTCTCGCTGTCAAAACGGGTTTATCAACCTTACTCAGATGTGTCAAGCCAACGGGAAACGACTTGACAACTGGACGCGACTAAAGCAAACTCAAGACTACATAAGGATTTTAGCTAACTCACTCACATCTGAGGTAGTTTATTCAGAAGAGGGGGTAAACGGCGGTACTTGGGGACATCCTAGTTTAGCTATCAACTTAGCCCGATGGATTAGTCCAGAATTTGCTGTGTGGTGTGATGGACATATTTTTGATCTGATGTCAACAGGTAGTACAGCGATCGCACACCAAATACCAAAAACCTATTCTCAAGCGTTGCTAGAAGCCGCAAAGTTGGCAGAAGAGAACGAACGACTAGAAGCACAAAACATCCTTTTAGAACAACAAAATGAGTGCCTATCTGAAGCGGTTGATGAATTGTTCAGCTATTCCTCTATTGTCCGCATAGCCAAATTTAACGGTATTTCAGAAACTCGGTTTAAGTGGTACAGACTCAAAGCAGTATCCGTAAAAATGGGATTGGAAATTAAAAAAGTGCCATGCCCAAGATTTGTTGAGAAAAATTTATATTCTCATGATGCTTGGCGTGTCGCTTACCCTGGTATTGCTCTACCCGAAACAACTACACTTGTTATTCAGTCAGTAAAGAATTGATTTAATTAGTCAAAAACAAAACCCCTGGATTAGCGACAGTCCAGGGGTTTTGTAGTACGTAGGTTGTTTCATTTAATATACTCATATCCTTGGGCGTGAAGCTGATTTGTGTATTTAGGTAATCCTACCCAGTATTTTCCATCATCCCCCATCAATATCATATTGATTTTAACTGCGTTGTCACAAAAAGTCCTGGCGGACTCTAAGCTGGAAAACTTACTCATCTGTTTGATTAATACTGAAAATGTTGTAGTAGCCATTGTCTTGTCTCTCTTGTTTTTGTTTATATAACTACTATAGTCTATTTCATTATTTATTGTCAACAGGTTTATGTACTGAACTTTTAAAAATATCTTTGTGTAACTATTTTACGGTTGGGGATTTATTCAAAAACAAAACCCCTGGATTGTCGCTAGTCCAGGGGTTTTTAGTCAATACGTCAATAAAGATTGTTATATTTGCGATTACGTGCTATAATAATTCAAACCAGCACCGTAAAGAGTGTAGTAGCACCCAGAACGGTTGTATCACTGGTTAACATTTCACCCGAAAAAGGCGGGTTAATCTGTCGTGACTAATTTAGCATTAATCATTGAACAAATCAAGAACGAAATTACCGTTGACCCCGAAGGTAAAGGTAAAGCCTCTATTCGTGCGGTCGCTAGACTGATGGATGTTGATCATGTTTCACTTTTGAGTAGCTTCAAGAGTGGTGAACAAAATCCCTCTAAATTGGCTGAAATGCTTACAGAGTATGGGTTTGATAGTGGTGAACAAATCTCGTGGTCAGAAGCAGGAATACCAGATGTAGCGATCGCAGTCATAGCGAAATACTACGCATATAAAGCTGGTAGGTATTGCAAGAAACAAGCTGAACTTGTGGATACTGTTTTTACGTCCATTGGTGTCCGGGTATGGATGCAAAAACAGGTGGGTTGGGAAAAACAAGAATTTAAGGATAGGGGGCTTGTGGGATTGTGTCAAGATGCAAGTATACTTATAGATTTAATACTTGATGGTACTGACGTTCACCCCAACTTAAAAGCCGCAGTCAAGGCTAACCAAGTTGCTAAAATTTACCCGGCGCTCGCTTCGGCGATGGAAGAATCAAAGTCACTGCTAAGTATTCCTGTTGAGGATAAGCTGATCCGACCAGGCAAACTAGCGGAATTATATGAAGCTAGAACCGGGGTAAAATTGTCAGCGCAAAAGATGAACTCATTACTAGAGGAAAAGGGCTTACAGGTCAAAAACACCGCTAACAATAATCCTCTGTGGGTAGCCACAGAGGAAGGAAAACAATATTCTCAAATAGTTTTAGATACTGCAAAGGGACATAACAAAACCGTCCAGTCGCTACAGTGGTATCCATCAGTAGTTGATGTGATTTAATTAGTCAAAAACGAAACCCCCTGGATTAGTGCTAATCCGGGGGGTTTAAAATTAAATAGACATGAGAAACTTGCGCGGTGGTCTTCTCAAGGTGAGCCATTCTTGACGATAAGCAACTTTCAAGGGTCGCCAGTCTATATTAGTAATCTTCCTATCTTTCAGTTTCCTGATGACCTTCCAGTCAACATAATCTACTCCTAATTGTTCAGACGCATATCTGACCAAGGAATCTTGAGACCAGGTTTTGACTTCTGTAACGTCAATGGTAATAAATTCAGATTGGTTGGTTTCAAATTCAATGAACATTTGTGTCTCCTTTGTTTTCTGTGTATGTAGTTATTATAGTCTATCTTTTATTTATTGTCAATAGATTTTTAAAATAATTTTAAATATTAAAAAACCCTTGTTAATCAAGGGTTGTAGGTTTAATTTAAGCAAGTCCGTATAATCTTTGAACGTCTTTATTAATTGTGGAATCAATTAATTCTTTGGTGATATCGTTACCAGTCATGAACCCTGGATCATTCTGCATCTTTTTAATCTCGCGGTTCATTTTAGCCATATTGGCAGGGTTATTATACCAATCTTTTCTAGTTTTCACTTGTTTAGCTGTTTCCAGTTTTTGAATAGCGTTAGGGGTGTAAACTTTGGTGATTTTAGCTAACTCTTCCGGTGTTAGCAGGAATTTTACAGCATCAATGAACGCTACAAACTCTGATTCTTCTAACCAACCCAGACCATCTGTAATATCGCTATAAGTTTTAATAATTTTTTTTAGTTCTGATGTTGATTTGGTTTTTCTATTTACTAATGTAAATACTACTGTTACTGATTTCTTGGTGGTTTTTGTAATTGCGTAAGTGTTCATTTGTTTTGTCTCCCTTGTTTTTTGCTTATGTAATTACTATAGTCTATTCTACTATTTATTGTCAAGTAGTTTGTGTACTGAACTTTTAAAAATATCTTTGTGTAGCTATTTTACGGTTGGGTACTTGAGCGATCGCTGTAGTACCTGTTGATATCAGATTAAAATATCAGATTCAAGTACCATTTTTAATTTACGTATTTGAACATAAAAGAACCGCTTAGACTTTCATCTAAGCGGTTACAAGTTATTTAAAGTAGTTTATATATTAATTAAATTTCTTTCAAAACTATTGTATATTCTTCCCAGCCGTCTTTCTCAATAGAAAGAACTTCAAAGCCAGTCAAAGGTAAGAACAATACCTCTCGTTCTTCAGGGTATTCAGAGAACTTAGAAATATCTCTCCCGGTTTTAGACTCAATCACAAGGGTAATCGATCTGTTGTCTGTTCTGGAGAATGGTACACCCAAGCAGTTGAATTTCTGAGCTATGACTTGGCTTTTGGATGTGGACATAAAGCCCATATCTCTATAAACTCTACCCACTTTAAAGGTTGTTGATATTTCTGACTTGTGAAGGGTTAAGCCACGATAGACTGTTCCTTTAAAGCATTTAACATTTTGTAAATCTTCAATTATTTGTTCTACTGACTCATGATTTTTCCCGTATCTTAAAACCCGGTTAATTGCACTGTAATCTTGTTGAGTATACTGGTTTAATGTTGTAGTCATTGTCTGTCTCCCTTGTTTCCTGTGTATGTAATTACTATAGTCTATTCTACTATTTGTTGTCAAGTATTTGTGTACTGAACTTTTACAAATATCTTTGTGTAGCTATTTTACGGTTAAGTACTTGAGCGATCGCTGTAGTACCTGTTGACATCAACTCAACATCAACTACCATTTTTAATTTCTTAAATATTCAGCACGTAAGTAACTATTATCATTCTCGGTAACTGTTAAGCAGTTATTTTTATATTCATAAGGTAAAGTACATGGCGTGTGAAACCCAAACTTGTTTATGGTGACAACTTTGTTGTTATCTATGGGCATGATTGGACCAATTCCTAGGATTATTTTATCTTTGGTATTAGAACTGATTGTGATTAACCCACTAGTTAAATGCTCCCAAGAAATACTTATATCATAATTAGTCTTGGCTTTTTTTGTCTTTTTGGGTGTCGGTATACTTTTGAGTGCATTTACTAAATATTTAATATTAACTGTAGTGCTAATATCTTCAGTGTTTCCGATATTGCATCCAGTTACAAAACTTTCAGTATTTTCAGCTTCAATTAATATTTGACCATTCTTAGTAGTCAAGAAGCAAAATTCTTTAAATTTGCTTAGTATTTCTAGTTCTTTTAATAGTGGCTGTTTGTCCACTAACATAATGTTATTTGATATTTTCCAGTGAAAAGAACTGAGATTGTTAATATTATTGATTAAGTTTTGAACCACTGTAGTACCGTCAGATAAACAAAATTTAATCAGATTGTTTTCCTGATCAATGTGTAAAGCTAAAAGCCCTGATTCAGGTAAATATTTAACAATATCAGGAGACACGATAAACTCGGTTTTGTCTCCTAACATCACTGTTGAGAATTTGCCAATAAAATGACCGTTACATCCGACTACTACTGAATTTAATTTGTCGGCACGAACGTGAATACCCGTCAAAGAAATTTTACTTGTATCTTTGCTGACGAATTTACTAGCTTGTTTTAAAACAGTAATAAAATCAGGACTATTAACTATTACTTGTTGAGTATATTTTGACTCTGTTATTAGTTCCTTGTCTTCTAAAAGGCCAAAACTAAATTTACCTTTGTATCCATACTCAATTATTAGTTTTTCATTAAAAGTAATTGATACTTCTTCATCTGGTAGCAACTTGACAAATTTATTTAATAATTCCAGCCATACAGTTACTTGTGCTTGTACTTGCATAGGATTGTTGATTTGAATTTTTTTAGACAAGAATACTTGACTGTCTTTACATATTAAGTTTAATTGGTTGTCAGCTACTACTAAATTTACTTCTTTAGCCCCTGTCTTAGCCAAAGATGCAAGAGCATTACTAAAAGCCATAGAATTAAGTTTAATTTTCAATGTAGGCTGTACTGGACTCGGAATATTTGCTTTTTCTAATAATTCTAGTTGGTTTTCTAACTGGATTAACTGGTCAACGTAACTTTTTATTTTAAATTCTGTAATTAGTTTTAGTGTGGCATTTATCTGGTTTTTCAAAACATTAATTTGATACATAATCTTTGTCTCCCTTGTTTCCTGTGTATGTAATTACTATAGTCTATTCTACTATTTATTGTCAAGTAGTTTATGTACTGAACTTTTAAAAGATTTTCTTGTGTAGTCAAGTTTACGGTTGGGCGTTGAGCGATCGCTGTCCAGTTGCACCCCAATAATCCCCAATCTCTTGTAAATCAAGGGTTTTCAGAATTTAAAAAATATCTTCTAAAACCTATTGATAGAATATAGCCTATCAAGTAATATGGTAAT